GCTTAATCCCTGCAAAAGTTGCGGGGACGTGACATCACCCGGATGCTGTGGCTCCGAAGCGTTCCGATCAGGTGGTGCAGCAATATCGGAGATAGTTTGAGATAAGCCTCGGGTCTTAGGCGAAACTTTAGAGGATAAGGGATGAGTGGGTGGCTTCGGTCTTGCTCTTCCCCGACAATGAAGGCGAAGATAAACATGTAGAAAGCAAATTAATTCCTCGTTTGGACGAGAGTTCGAATCTCTCCATCTCCACAACAGCCTTGGTAATCTGCTGATTGTCAAGGCTGTTTTTGTTACTACACGTAAAAATACACGTAAAAGGCGTTTTTTTATAGGATTTTTGATGTCTTAATTCTCCATCGTGACAAATATAACGTTTTTCCTTATCAACTCCCAATTATGATCAATAACATATTTTATGGATACTGTGTAGCCGTCATGTATATTATTCATTATATTTGCGGGACAGGTGCGTAACTTAAAGTTACGAAAATATGTTTTCAAATATTTTTGAGCTCAAATCCATTCGTGAGCAAAAGTATAGACTCTCTGAGCGTGAATCGGAGATCGCTAAACCTGTGTTAACCGACTTGGGTATGATCGATACCCTATATGAGTGGTTCAAGGAGATAGCCCTCGGAGGAAAGCCAATCCCTAAAGGGAATGTACCGCAAAGGAAAAAATTCATATTCATAATATTATATCTCTATTCTCCTATGACCTTGGCTGGCGGTAAGATGAAGGCTGGATTAAGGGAAAAACTAGGAAACGTACTAGGGATTAAGGAGAAGACGGTTGTCTCCAACAATATCAATGGCATAGTTTTTTCTTATCAATTGTATAAGTACTTTAGGCAAGATATAGAGCGTATTTTCTCTGAAATATTGGTTCGGTTGGATAAGACAAAGTAAATTTTGCGGTTTTTAAGGGTAATTCGTGACATTCTACCTGTTGTCACGAATCGCCCTTTCTTTATTTATGACCATAAATATCGATGACATAACTTTGGTCTTGATCTTTATTCAAGGCAAAGATATGAAATTGACAATCAAGCAAGAGAAGTTCTGTAATTATTACTTGGAATCAGGCAATGCTTCCGAGGCGTACAGGCGTGCTTATTCTTGCGAGAATATGAGACCCGAGACTATTAATATAAGGGCTTGCGAGCTTCTAGCCAACGGTAAGATAGCGGTAAGGGTAAAAGAGTTGCAAGCTGATTTACAAAGAAGATCGGATATAACCAAAGACGAGGCTATTGATATCCTTAAGAATATAGCACGGGCCAATGTCGTGGATATGTTGCAAATCAAGAGGGGGAAGAACTATGTAATCTTCTTGATAAAAGATTTGTCTAAACTGCCTTTGTCTTTCCAATTAGCTATCCAATCGGTCAAAAGTACGGATAAGGGCTTTGAGGTAAAGATGTATTCCAAGATAGACGCTTTGGATCGCCTTTCGAAGATGATGGGATGGGATGCGCCTGTCAAATCGGAGGTCAATATAGATGGCGAGGATAAATCCATAACTATTCAGGTTATTGACAAGAGGGAGGACGTTATCAATGGTGATACAGACGACTAGGATATATACGGAGGTACAAGGCGCTTTGGATAGCGGTTATAAGATCATATCTGCCCAAGGATCTTCTAGGAGCAGTAAGACTTATAACATATTGATATTCCTTATAGCGTATATCCTTCATAACCCTAAGCTGTCTCTATCTATCGTGAGGAAGACATTGCCGGCGCTGAAGGGATCTGTCTTCCGGGATTTCAAGGAAATCATGATCGATAAGTTCCGTATATGGGATAATAGGTACATGAACAAGTCGGAGATGGTTTACTCGTTCCCAAATGGATCATTCGTGGAGTTCTTTTCCACGGATGATGAGCAGAAGATAAGAGGAAGGAAACGTGATATACTTTATTGTAACGAGGGAAATGAGATATCTTATCTTGAGTGGCAGCAACTGGTGATGCGTACCACTCTTTTCTCTGTCATTGATTATAACCCGTCGTTCAGTGACGAGCACTGGATTTGCGATCTAAACAATGACCCTAGGACGTATCATTTTATATCCACTTATAAGGACAATCCTTTTTTAGAGCAAACAATCATCGATGAGATAGAGTCATTGAAGAATAAGAATAAGGTGCTTTGGGCGGTTTATGGGTTAGGGCAGCGGGCGATGGCCGAAGGGTTGGTGTTCCCTGATTTCGAGATCGTGGACGAGTTCCCTTCCTATGCCAAGCATGTGGCGTTAGGGCTTGACTTTGGATATAGCTATGACCCTACCGCTATAGTTAGATGCGGATTGGTTGATGATAGGTTATATCTTGATGAGAAATGTTACCGCACCCATATGTTAACCAAGGAGATTATTAAGGTATTGAAAGACCTTGGCTTGGTGGTTTACGCTGACAGCGCCGATCCAAGGCTTATACAAGAAATATCAAATGCGGGGATAATCATATACCCTGCGGACAAGTACAAGGGATCTGTTATGGGAGGTATTATCAAGATGATGGAGTATAAGATTTGTGTCACCAAGAGATCTTTAAACTTGATAAAAGAGCTTAGGAACTATGTATACGCCCAAAACAAGGACGGTAAATTTATCAATGAGCCTATTGACGGGTATAACCATCTTATCGATGGGGCACGTTATTGGACGATAGGCAAGCTTCTAGGAAAAGTATTAACAACAAGACTGTACTCGAAGGAGGAGTTAGGATTTTAACATGAATTACATAGACGCTATATTTCAGGTTTTCCAAAACAAGATATTGAACTCGTTTGGAGTGGAGAGGGACTTTGTCAGCCTTATCAAGGATAGGGATATAAGCCGGGCCATGTCAATGATGCAATGCCGGGACAGGGATGTTTCCCAAGCTATCTTGGAGTATAACCCGGAATCCCATGAGGTTAATAAACGTCCTAATAAGCACAGGAAAAATCAAGAACCATATATCACGGAGAAATTGCCACGAGGAAGGCAAGCGTATATAAATGAGGTGGAGCTGTTTTTTCTCCTCGGGCAGCCTATCTTGTGGAAAGCTGTATCGGATGATACGGATAAGGCTTTCAGGGCATTCGGTGATTTTCTCCGTTATACTCGATTCAACACGACAATCCGGGAAGCCAAGCGTTTGGCCGGTGCGGAGACGGAGAGCGCTAAGGTTTATCATATATACAGGGAAAATGGTATGCCCCAAGTAAAGGTTAAGGTTATATCCAAGTCAAAAGGATATACATTGCGGCCTTTATTTGATCAATGGGATAACATGATAGCTTTTGGTTATGGATATACGTTGCTTGAGGGCGATAAGTCCGTAGAGCATTTTGATATAGAGACCCCGGAATACATCTATCGATGCAAGAGAGCGGATATCGGATGGGATGTTACGCCATTGCTTAATCCTTCGGGTAAAATAAATGTTATCTACTATCGTCAAAACAAGGCATGGTATGGGGTGCAAAAGCGTATAGACAGAGAGGAAGCGGTTGATAGCAAGGCGGCGGATTCCAATAATTATTTCTCCGATCCAAAATTGAAATTAACCGCTGATGTCATTCAGAGCATAGTAGGGGGAGGATCTAATATGGTAGGAGAGGTTATCACCATGTCCGATAAGGACAAAAGCGCTGCCGAGTACCTAGTTCCGCCCGATTATTCCACGATGAAAGAGGCGGAGAAAAAAGACCTGTCATCAAGCATACTATTCGATACGTTCACCCCGGATTTCAGTTACGAGAACATGAAGGGGCTTGGGACATTATCCGGGGAGGCATTGAAAAGGGCCTTGGCTCTTGGATACATGAAAAGGGATAACTTGAAAGAGATATATGATATATTAATAGACCGTGAGAAGAATCTTATATTGGCTATCATGATGAACGTAACTCATATCGGCATGAGAGAGGAGTTAAGCAGGCTCGACCTGCAACATGAGTTCTCCGAGCCTTTCGCCGAGGATAAGGATAAGAGAATAGATATGATAGCGAAACTCTATGATTCAGGATTGGTGTCCCTTCAAACGGCGGTAGATATGCTGTCCTTGACTGATAAGCCGGAGGAGGAGATTCGACGGATATTAGAGGAGAAGCGGGAAAAGACGCAAGGAAATGAGAAGGACAAGAATCTTAAAGCTCCGGATGATTCCACTCAAGAATAAGACCGGTTTAAGTCGTACCTTGATATCATTAAATTTAATGGGCGTGGTTATTTTATAGCCATGCCCTATTGTTTTTGTGACAATCGGTCTATTGTCATGTATATAACCCGTTTTTATTTTATTACAAGCTTATGTATCAATACTTTTATGCGAAAAAATAAAAGCAAGAGCATGAAAGAGAAGATTTTCCAGCAGTTAAAACAGAAGTTCTCAAATCTTGGGTTAACGGAGGATGTTTTGAGGTCCGTGGCAGAATCATTGGGGTCCACTGGCCTGATTACGGACGATAATCTTGAAACTGCGGTAGCAGGGCAAGAGTCAATGTTGAAATCTTACCAGAGTTCCTTGGATAAGGTGCGAACCGAAAGCGCAAATTACAAGAAGGAATTAGAGGAGTTGAGAGGCAAGGGGGGCGGCCAGCAACAGCAACCAGATAAAAACGAGGAGCCGGATTGGTTCAAGAAGTATCGTGAGGAGCAGGACGAGAAAATCCGGCTCTTGACCTCCGAGAATGATAAAGCTAAGGAGGAGAAAGCACGTGCTGAAAGACACAATCTGATCCTTGACAAGGCCAAGAGCCTTAAGATCTCAAAGGAACGGATAGAGGAGGGCTTCGCTATAACGGACGATATGGACGATAACGCGATTGATACTTATCTGTCCAAGGTGAGACAAAATGAGGTCGCAAAGGGATTAGAGGAAAAAGGTTCGGCGTTCTCTGTCTCTACGTCCAAGGAAAAGAGCAAGGAGCTCGCTAAGGATTGGGCCAAATCATTGCCGGACGCTAATTAAAGTAAAAGATTATGGGTATCGAATTTAACAAAACAAAGATTAAAGGATCGTTCCCCGTCTTTTGGCGCGGGGAATGCGCAGTCCTTCCCGGGGATTTCAAATTAACCACTGAGTTGGCGGAAGGGACAATCGTGCGAAAGGGCACTCCTATCAAGCTGGACTTTGATCGCATGGAGTGCAAGATCTGTAAGGCCGTTAAGGTATTAGCCGGAGGAACGACCACTAAGCCACGTATAGGGAAAGATAGCTTTGTCGCCAAGGGAGATTCTATTGGTGGGCAGAACGTGAGTTCCGTAGATTCAAGCAACTCTGATTATGACGTGGTTACATTGGCTGCCGCTGTAGAGTCTGCTACAGAAGGGGCGATTCTTGCCGTGGGAACGGATGAGCCTGACGCTGTGGTTGAGACAACGTTTGTCTATACGAAGAATATGTCTTTCCAGACGGTATCGGCGGGATATGAGGTCCTTATCCTTAAGGATGTGGCTTATCCAGTCCCTTCCTCATGGTTGACGGGATTCAGCATGAAGAATAATCCCACAATTAAGTATATTAGACAGTAAGGAGGTGAACGATGGATGTTTATAGTTCTATTTTTGGCGAACTGACGAAAGAGGTTCAGATTCGTATTGACGCTGCCACGGAGCTTCGCAAGCGCTTGTTTGACCAGAATATCTACGAGCGTTATCTTGATTGGGATGTCCCGACTATCGGCCTTAATTTTGAGGAGCTGATCGGGCAATATAACTTGAGCGTGGCGGCGGCTACCCTTGATTCCAAGGGAAAGGAACCGATCTTGGGTACGGAGGGGCTTGAGACCTTGAAGCAAAAGGTCCTTACCCACCAGATGAGTTACTCAATGCCGATCGAGGAGTATCGCAAGGTCTTGCAGATCCTAGACTCTAGGATGTTGACGGATGACCAGAAGACACAGCAGCTCATTAATCTGATGTGGAATAACGTGTCTACCGTTGTCAAATCCGTACAATCTAAGTTGGATATTATTTTCTTGGGTGCCTTGTCTAACAAGGGGGTATTTACATTTAATGCCAATAATAACCCTGAAGGAGGGGTACGTGGTATTATTGATTACAAGATGCCGCCCGAGAATATCGCTAGCGTTACTCTTGGCTGGACGGATACCAATAAGGACAACGTCGATCCTTTCGAGGATATCCAAGGTGTCGTGGATGCGGCCCAAGACAAGGTGACGTTTGATAAGATATTGATGTCTCCGGCCAGATTGTCTTATTTGCTTAAGAGCAGGAAGATGAAACAGGTCATTTTTGGGACCGACAAATCCGGCACTCCTCTTTTGATGTCCGGTTTGAATGAGTTCCTACGCTCTAATGACCTTCCTGTCATAGAGACAGTGAGACGTATCACCCGTATCCAAGACAACGGCAAGCTATCCGAGTACAAGCCTTGGAACGACAAGAATATCGTCTTTGTCCCGGCAGGTAAATTAGGTGTCATCAAGAACGCTTACGCCGATAATGAGTTGAGACAGGAACCGGGCGTTACTTACTCTAATTATGGCCGGATTCGTATCTCTCAATGGGGCAAGGGCGAGACGGACAATTCCAATGGCGTAGAGTTTACCAAGGCTCAATCGCTATCCTTGCCGGTCCTTACCGAGATTAATGGTATTTACTCATTGACGGTGGAGGCATGACGATAAGAGACTACATAGGGCAGAAATTCTCGGCTTATGGAGATCTATCCGAGGCGGATATGCTGGATTTCAGCATCAAATCGGGGTTATCCCCGGACGATGAGATGTCTAGGGAATCCATAGGCAAGGTAGAGACAGGGATGATAGGGATCATCCCGTCGCTGCTGTTGCGCCCGGATAGCGTCAATGAGAGCGGCTTCTCTGTCTCTTGGGACAAGGACGGCCTCCGGCGGTATTATTTGTTCCTGTGCGAACGGAACGGTGTTAGCCCGGATGTGTCTTCCGGTCTTGGGGTAGTCTCATCTTATATGGATTATTGATATGTATTACGCTCCTCACATATTAGAACGAAAAGTTGTCAAGGAATATGATCACGATGACAATGGCAATCCTGTTCCCGGGACTGGTGGTGAGTTATGGGAGAGACTGGGACGATGTAAATGCTATGATAAGAGCGCCGATCGGGTATATACGGTAAATGGCGTAGCCTTTGATTACAAATATCGTGTCGTGACAGATAAGATCAAGATTGATGCCGGGGATATCGTGAGAGTATTGAATCAAGATGGGAGTATTCGCGGTAGTGGCGTTGTTATCAACCCGATGCTAACGGATTATCTAAATTACGGGCAAATATGGCTGGAATAATAAAGTTAAGTTATGATTTGTCCGATGTGGATGATTTCATCTTGGAGGCCTATCGTCAGGTGTTCGCCTTTCTAGCCCAACTAGGGCAATCCGCTTATGAGACCGCCGTTCAAGAAGGTAAATATAACAATATTACCGGAAACTTGAGGAGTTCATTGGGATATGTCATATCAATGGACGGTAAGATCGTAAAGGAAGGCGGGTTTAAGAGGATAGATGGACGTGGGGAAAATTATGAGAAGGTTTTTTTCACGACCAGATCCCAAAAGACGGTCCAGTTCTGGGCTAAAGGAAAGTCCGGGGATGGAAGCGAGGGGAGCAGGCAAGGGCTTAGTTACGCTAGGGATCTGGCTTCTAAGCATACAAAGGGAGTGACATTGATTGTCGTGGCGGGAATGGATTACGCTAGCTATGTGAATGATATCCATAAGCTAAACGTGATAGATACTGCCGAGGCTAAAGTAATAGCTATGTTACAATGATAGTAAGCACGGACATACAGACAATCTTATACAAGAAAGCCTTGGAACTTGGTGTTACCGGGGTGTACAAGGAGGATGATACGCCTACAGGTAAGCTTGAGGAGGAGAGGGTTACCGTACACTCGAATTCCTCGGAGCCGGGAATTACATGGAAGGTGGGATTCGTTCATGTCAATATAGCCGTCCCTGATCTGGACGAGAAAGGAACGCCTGATTTGGACAGGATGAATAAGCTGGAACGTATGTCCATGGAGGTGTTCAAGGACACCTCGGTGTTTGATGGCACTCCTTATACCTACGAGGTAGACACTACTAGAATTGAGGTTAACAGGGATCTTAAATGTCACTACGTTAATGTGAGAGTATTATTTAAAGTTTTAAATGTAATAGTATTGTAATATGGGAAGAACAATTTCTGCTATAGGCGTAAAAAGGATACTTTATGGGGAGCCTCTGGTTGCTGCACCCACATACGAGAGCTTGGAGACGTTATTTACGGCTTTCAAGGATGTTCAAATCGTCCATCAAGGGACTTATGAATATACCGAGGAGGACGGTACGTTAACAGAATACAAGGATGAGTTGACCGGCCAGACATATCGGTCATCGTTTGAGGCAGGATCACAGAGCTTGAATTGGGTGATCGGGGCATATGACTTCGCTACCAAGGCCGAGCTTATGGGCGGTAAACCCTTGGATACGGATAAGGGATGGGAACGTGGCAACGCCGGCGAGCAACGATATAAATGTATCGTCGCTATTACCAATGATGACGTGGCTATCATTTTCCCTAAGGCGAATCTTGTGGGTCGTGGGGCTTCCACGGATGGGGCCGTTGGTTTGTCGATGTCCGCCACCCCGCTGAAATCATCCACGACAATAGCTTCAGAGTATTGGTTTGACGTGGAAGGAAAATCCTTGAAGGATTGAATGTAATATGTCTTATAGGAACGGGGACGGCGGTATTTTCCGTTCGTCCCCGTTTTTGTTTAATTCTAATTTTTTTACGTGACATGAACAAGGGCGCTAGTTTAGTGGCTGACGCTGTCCTAGGTGAGGATTTCAAGGTCGTGGTCCTAGGGGGGAAGGCGTATAAGGTAAGTCCTCCTACAATAGCGACGATTTGCAAAGGTATACAATACCTATCTCTTATTGATAAGACAACATCGGGCAAGGAGGATCTTGAAAAGGTGAGGAACGATCTGGAAAATATATTAAAGGGATTGTCTGTGTTCGTTTTAGGAAGCGCTGATATGTACAAGGAGATCGATGGGGCTACCCTCCATGAGCTAAGGGAGGCGTTGGAGACTGTCGTTAAATTCATATCCGCGGAGGATTTTTTCGTCTGTGCCGCCTTAGCCGAGAGCGTGGCAAGAATGGCGGCGACACCAAGGTAACAGGTAATGAGACCATGCTAGGACAAGTGGCCACGTTCATGGAATCGTTGGGATTGTCTTATGAGGACGTGGTTTATAAAATACCATATCGAAACCTTCTGATCATGCAGAAGGATATATTGCATAGCGTTTCCGGTGATTTGATCGTGGAGAGAACCGGGCGTGATTTGTTGAAGCGAAAGGAAAAGGAGGGTGATTAATGGCTAAACTAAACTTCGAGGTCGATGCCGATCTACAGAAACTTATAAATCTTCGAAAGGAAGTGGAGGAGTTGAAATCCGCCTTGAAGGATTTCGATGTATCTACAGATACCAAGGGATTTGACGATTTAAACCGGAAATACGAGGAGGCGACACGGAAACTAAAGGACTATGAGCAGCAGATGCAGAATTATCAAAGGGTAATAGAGCAGCTTAAGGTCTCTAATGGTATTATTGATGGGGCTCGTCAGATAACAGAAGAATTGAATAACGCTACCGATGTGTTTGTCGAGCAACAACTGAAGGTTAAAGGCCTAAGTGACGAGATCAAAAAGCTCAATAAGTCTTACTTGTCTCTCTCGGATGCGGATAAAAATTCCCAGAAGGGATCTAATATGTTAACCGACCTGAAGGAGAAGACCCGGCAGCACGCTTTAGAGAACGAGGCCCTGAAGAGGCTAAGGAAGGAATATTCGGACAATATCAAGATCGAGAGAGCTGCCTCGGATTCCCTTGTAGCGTTGAGAAAGCAATTGTCGTTGCTTAATGCCGAGTATGACCGCCTTTCCGCTACGGATAGGAAAGCGACCGTAGGGACTAACCTGCAAAAACAGATACAGGCCTTGAATACGGAGATTAGTTCGGCGGAGCAAGCTACCGGACGATATCAACGGAACGTCGGCAATTACGCCAGTAGTTGGAACGGATTGAGCGTGTCGGTTCAACAGGTCGCAAGGGAGTTGCCTTCCCTTGCTGTTGGCTGGAATACATTCTTTTTGGCTATATCCAATAACTTGCCGATGCTTGCCGATGAGCTGAAGAAAGCCGCTGCGGAGTATAAGGCGTTCAAGATGGCTGTAGCGGCAGGAAATAATGACGTGGCAAAAGTGGCTCCTGTCTGGAAGCAGTTGATAACATCTATTTTCAGTTGGCAAACGGCCTTGGTTGCGGCGATAACGCTTTTATCTGTCTATGGGAAGGATATTATCGAATGGACGAAAAAATTATTTGGAGCAGGCGAGGCTATAAAAAATACAAAGCAGCTACAAGATGAGCTAAACCAATCTTTTTCTAAAAATTCCGGAGAATTAAGCAAGTTGATTATTCAGTTTAAGTCATATCAAAGACAGTGGAAAGAACTTGCAGGTAATTTGCAAGAACAGCAGAAATTTATTGAGAAGAATAAAGATGCGTTTGATTCGATGGGGGTTTCGATTAAGTCTGTAAGAGACGCTGAGAATTTGTTTGTGGATAATACAGATAATTTCATAAACTCATTGAAATTGCGTGCTCAAGCTACTGCCGCTCAAGATTTAGCTGCCGAAGAATATAAAAAGGCTATCCAAAAAGAAATAGAGGCAGATAAAATTAGAGAAAAAGCAAGTGAAACTCGTAAAAAACAGGAAATTGACGCAACCGGGGTTATACAAGATACTCGTTTTGGTAATATAAAATCTCATCAACAATTAGTAGAAGATAGGGCAAAAAGTTTTGATCATGAAGCGGAAGCTGTAGATAGAGACGCACAAGCCTTAAAGCGGAATGCGGACGCTTATTTTGAACTTGGTAAGGCAAAAGAACAGGCGGCTGATGATCTTCTTTCTAGTTCAGGCATTGAAAAGTACGATAAATACGAAGAAGATAGACTTAAAAAAGCTCAACAAGAAACAGAAAGACAAAAGAAAGAGGCTGAAAAACAAAAAGAAATACAAGAGCGTATTAATCAGCAATTACTTGATCTCCAGAATAAGAACCAGCAATCTAGGATAAATCTTATGGAAGAAGGCTCCGATAAGCGTATCGCCCAAATAGAATATGATTACGATCGTGAAATAGAGGCTATCCGTAAGAGGGAGAAAGAGTGGCGTGAGGCTCAAGGGGGAAAACTCACGCAAGAACAAACGGTTGAAATAAAAACAGCCATTACGCAGGCTCAGGCTACCCGTATGCGGTCCACGCAAGAAGTAGAGAACGAGCAGATCGAGGCTCAACGTAAAGCCATGAATGATTATCTTAAGGAATATGGCACTTATCAAGACAAAAAAATGGCACTCGCCGCCGAGTACGGGCAAAAAATAGCGTTTGCCGAGACCGAGGGGGAGAAATTGATACTCGAGAAGGAATGGGATAAGCAGCTTTCCGACCTTGAGATAAAAAGTGGCAATACCGCCAATGCCATAATCGCTCTTTTTGGAGACATGAAGGACAAGACTCTAAAGGAGTTGATAGAGATATCCACCAAGGGAAAAGAGGCCTTGGAGTTTCTTAAGTCCGGAGAATGGGATGAATCAAAAGGCAAGGGATTAGGTATAACGCAGGAACAATTCGATCTTTGGTCTGATATGCCTGAAATAATGGATAGGGCAGGGAAAAGCGTTGAGAGCACCAACGAGAAGGTCGATGAGTTGCGACCCGCTTTTGACAAGGTGACAGAAGGAGTGAGGCGATTCTTTGCTGCTGGTGACGACCCCAAAAAACTGACGGAATCATTACAGCTCATTAATGAGGGTGTAAATGAAGTTATGACCTCTGTTCAATTCTTGTCAAATACCTTTGGAAAACTTGGTGATTCGTTCGGAGGTGCTTTTAATGACATAGCGGAAGGTTTAAATATGGCAATGGACGCTGTAAATTCCGCTATGCAGGGTGCGCAAGCGGGTGCGATGTTTGGCCCTATAGGGGCATCCGCTGGTGCTGCTATTGGGGTAGTGACCTCTCTAGCGTCCTCTATCGCTAAGGTCCATGACAAAAAGAACGAGAAACGTATACAGAGATTACAAGACCAGATCGATGTGTTGGATGCCTCGTATGAGAAACTAGGCCGTTCCATAGAAAAGGCTTATTCTACGGACGCTTCTAAGCTCATAAACCAGCAAAATAAATTGCTAGAGCAGCAAAAAGTGATCATCCAACAACAGATCGAGGAGGAAAGAAACAAGAAAAAGACCGACGATGACCGGATCAAGGATTGGCAAAAGCAATTGGAGGATATCAACGCTCAATTGGAGGACAATAAGGAGAAAGCTGTAGAGGCTATAACAGGAACCGATGTCATGTCCGCTATTGACGAGTTCGCCCAAGCGTATTCGGAGGCGTGGGCTACAGGAACTAATGCGGCAGAGGCTTCGACTAAGATTGTCCAAAATTTGATCAAGATGGCTATCATTGAGTTCTTGAAGAAGAAATTATCCCCTTCCGTAGAGGAATTCATGAAGAAACTGGCCGATTATATGTCCGATGGTATCGTTTCGCCTTGGGAAGAAGCGGAGTTGAACAAGTTGAAGGAAAAAATGGACGCTGAGGCCCAGAAGGTCTTCGACACGTCAAGCAAGTATTTCCAAGAGGATAAGAATGATAAATATGAGCAGACCGCTACATCCGGAGGTTTCGAGAAGATGTCTCAAGATAGCGCCGATGAGTTAAATGGCCGTTTCACCGCCCTGCAAATGACAGGGGAGGAGATACTGTTGTTCTTGCAAGGCTCCGAGCAATTCTTGAGCCTCTTGTATATAAAGGCCAGTATGGACGTGATATCTGTAAAGATAGCCTCGTTGTATGATGTGGCGGATGAGACTAGGACGATGATCGCCAGTATCTATATAGAGTTACAGCAGATCAATGATAATACCGCCATTAGCGCAAAATATTTGAAAGATATAAAATCTGATATAGCTGTAGTTAAAAAGAACACAGAAGGATTGGCGCCTTAAATATACCAATCCTTTTGTATATTGTTACTTATTAAATAAGTGACGCTAATATACTAAAATAGTTTGATATGGAAGTAAGAGATGTAACAAGGAAAGCTATAAAAATAGGGGCTTGCAGTGAATCAGGCAAGGCCACTGACTGGAAGAGCCTATGTTGGCTGTTTTTTTCCCCGCAAGGGCGGGAGTTTTGCGAGGAGAATAATTATCCTTCGTTGGATTTATTTAGAGGCATGGCTAAAAACATAGCTCCCTACGGGATATACGTGGATCGTGATCTAATTGAGCTTCACAATAAAACAAACGTAGGTGTGATAGGTAATACCGTGGCGTATTTGAGTTATGACGATAACACGAGGGTGCATAAGGTGATCTTGATGCACGGGGGCAAGGCCAAGATAGAGGCCGGGAACTACTCCGTGATATTGCTTGTCAATATCGGGGGATGCGAGGTGGAGATTATTAACGACGGAACGGCAAGGATATTATGTTAGGGGATCTATTTATTAACGGGAATGACGCATGGGGCACGTATCGTGTCGCCATGGGAGAGGGTTTTATCCAGACCTTGCTAACCCCAGCGGGAAACAAGGATTTCATAGAGAACGAGAGCCGGTTGGAAAACGGGAAGAGGGTCGTGTTCAATAATCCCAAGGTGGCTAGCCGGGATCTTACCCTTACGTTCAACATACACGGGGATACGCAAGAGGAATATATGCTGAATTATAAGGCGTTCGTGGCTGTCCTTCAACAAGGCAAGGTCGTATTGCGTGTTCCGGATCTTGATATGACATTTACCCTTGTCCATAAGAGATCATCAAGCTTCGCCTTGGATCGGAACAGGTTGAATAGTAGGCTATCCGTTAAGTTCGAGGAACCTGACCCAACGTCAAGGGGATAAGTGAAGAGCCGTCCGCCCCTTATTGGCTAGACGGCTCTTCGTCCTATTGCGCTAAAAGATGCGTATTTAAAGATCGGAGGTCGAATCTTCCCGGCTTTGACCTCCCGTTGTTGTATACCGACACGGTCATATGTGGCTTGGGCTTGGTGCCGCTAAATCCGCAAGCCCTCTCCAGCTCGTCGATAAGCCTCTCCATTTTCAAGGATTGCCGGTTGAATCGCTCCATCGCCTTCTTGTCCCTTTGGGACGTTAAAAGCATTTCGTTTAGTATCGTGTTTATGTCTTTCATACGTTGTTCCTCATGAATTTAATGTTATACGAAAAGGCGTAATATTGGTCATACGTCATTAAATAATGGATTAATTAGCCTTCCCTTTTTCTATGAGTGGCATTATCCCATGTATCTTTAATTCCTCATACAGAAATAGACGTCCCTTTTGTGTCCATTCCGTATTGAGGCTAACATCGGGATTCCCGTTTGTGTGAGTGTAGTTGTGGGTGGCGCTGTGAACATACCCTTTATTCAAGTATTTACCGTACAAAATCCATTGGTTGCGAACCTTGTGCTGTATGCCAAGATCACGAAGTAAGGCGTTGAACCTTCTTGCGCTCATCCCGTAATCTTGCGCTATCTGGGTGACCAGTACTGTTTGCTTGCTTTGCAAGATAACACGGGTGTACTCGCTTTGCTTCTGTAGCTCTACGTTCTCCGCTCTCAATTCCGTTATCTCCTCTTGCTTTTGCTCTATCCTCTTCTGTTGCTCCTCTATTTGCATCTGTTGTTGTGCGGCTAGCATTAGGGCCTCGCCGTAGGATTGAGGCACCGGGTATTGGTGTTGGAGAGAACTATGACCTGTAGTGAGAAGCTCTTCTATTCTCTCGTCTACCCATATCGAAAATTCCGTTGATAACTTCTGGGCTACCCGGAGGGCGACACGTTGATGTGCCCAAGTTCCGGGGGCATTCCCTCCTCTTGTAATTATCAGTAAATCAGCCAAACTACAATTTTGTAGTTTGGAAAACTTTTCGCAATAGTCGCTGATTTCCTGAGAGTTAATAATATGAGTGAGATTTTTGTCTGGAAAAGCTTTTGCAACCTCTGTAAGGTTTACATAAACAACGCCTTTTCGTACACGCATGGTAACATTATTACCATTATAAGAAAAGATTTTTCCCATTTCGGAGGGACTTACCGTACTTAACACAGCAATATTGTTGCCGCTTGAGTAATTTTCATTCAAGTGTCGCATAATCAATGAAAATTAAATATTAATAAATAAAGAAAGCAGAGAATTTCTCCAAGTTGCGACACTTTCATATTGGCTTGTGGGCGAATATGCACGGAGAAACCTCTGCTTATATCTTAGGCAGTAGCTTATTTGCGGACATAAAAAATCCACAAACCATATATTTATATAAAAGTGTCGCACTACAAAAGTAAACATACTTTTGTAATGAACAAACACTTTAGAATAATTTTTTTTGATTTGCCTAGAATCAGAAATAAGGATTTTATTTATTTCGCTCGTGTCGTGAGCTAACGTTACTTGTACGGTACTATTATTCCCGTTCAAATAAAATCCATCGGAGTTTCGCATTACGCAATGAATTTATTTGTAAAACAAAAAAGGCAGGCCAGTGTCCTAAAGCTGCGAAACTCCTTTATGCGCCACACTGTGGGATAAAGCTTAGACACTGCCTGCCTATATATTTTCAGTATATAAGAGTCAAATAAAAATGCACAATGATATATGCCCATAAAAAAGTTTCGCATCGCAAAGATGCCAACAAATTCCGACATACGCAATAATTCTACTATATTTTTCATATTCAATCAATCATTTAATAGTTCACAGGTTATCATAGTTAAGGTTTTTGGTGATGCTAAATCTAATCATAGGTTATCTTCTAGGTATCTATTGAGATAGTCTCGTAATTTTCTTACATCTTCTTTTGAGGAAAGAACTAGTGTAACCTCTTTTTCGCATACATTGTCGCATGCTGCAATAAATAATGCGGTGCTTTCATGATTAATGCTCTTGTGTCCTTTTTTGTCTATGCCGTATACATATGATTTTTGCATTTCAATAATAGCCCCATCATCTGAATTGACTGAAACGGTTTTGTACTTGCCTTCCCACTCTTTGACTTCATTTAGTGTCATATCTTCCGTCTGGATAAACCTAAGATTACCTTTACTAGCTAAATAAGGCATACGGATGATTTTATTTGATCTGTTTCTTCTATGTTTGCTCATCTTTCTATCATTTTAATTTGTTTATTATGTTCCATGACTGCATTGGCTACGATCTTGGATGCTTTTCCGCTAGCCAATTCACATTTTCCGTTACCTCTTAGATCATTCTTCTCGATGTCCTCGGAGGCTAAAGCTTCCGCAAGGCCCACTGCCATCAACTCAGCTATGCTCATATGATCTCTTATGTTCGCTGTTTTGGGAAGATTCTTCTTCTCACGTATTACATTTGTACCACCGCCATACAAATGACTATATATAGCATTTGTACAATTGCGGAAACCTTCACGTTCCACGCCATGGGAAGCTAGTGTACTAGTAAATGCGCTACGGGATATTTTACCTTGAATCCTTTGAGCAATCCATCGCTCATTTTTACCTTTTCTTTTATATGTGTTTATGGCACGATCAACGATCAAATCGGGATTCTTCTCTTCTTCTATACGTTGGAAGAAAACCTCATTAACCAGTACTGCCAGATCTGTATCTAGGTACTGCGCATATTCCAATGCAACTTGCCTAATACCATATGTACCACCTCTTTTACCCCTTTTCGTTTTTATAATACCGTTTTTGTCGGTATTTAAAACGTTGCAAATAGAAGACATGAATTCTTTCGTCTGCTTTAAATCTTTCCAATCATAAGGTCGTTTATCTTCTGGACTACCAGCAATCACCCACAAGTCGTTCAGAGAAAACTTGTCCTCGTCTCTACCGATTTTTTCTAAAATATTAGCATCATATTTTGCTAATCCATTTTTATTTTTCATAACTTTGTGCAGTTATAAAAGTTAATATTATCCTCATTGGTAGCTCGGTCAAGCACTACCTTTGAGGATTTTATTTTGACCGAAGTGGTAGCCGGGGACTTGAACCCCGGTGTATGCCGTCCTACCTGCTTATTACCAGTCTCGCTTGACAAGGTAAAAAGCGAAGGGCAAAGATTGAAGTTGCCTATTGTGACGGTCTGCAACTGGAATCAATGCCCTTAAATATCTTCTTTCGCTACCGTCACATGAGCGATCATTTTCATATCACAAAATTATATATGACAAAATCCGTGGCCTATTTTTTCAAGGCTCGAAAAACCACAATGGAGCTATTGTTGTAAAATCCCTCCGGCCGTATTACCGGAGGGGCATCTACTTCCGATCCTCTCCCCGTCGTTCGAGTTATCCCGCAAGCCTGCAAGTCATGTCGCTAATTACGCTCATGAATCTATCGTAGGTCTTTTTATTCCATTCCTTGTGATCCGGCATCCAGTCATTGAATATCTCCATGTAGACCACCTCGTGAAGTCTGTCCTGTACGGTGACGCATAAACCGCCCGTCTCCGGCATAACGCCTACATTTATATGTACCGGTTTCCTTCCGATCATACACTCCAACGCAATTCTTTGCACGTTCTTCAATACCTCTATCGTTTCCATATCCTTATATTATTAATGTATAGTTATCAATCACCCGAATAAACCCTGTTACCGTAAAGGCTAGCCATACCGACATGAGATAAGACAACATGCTTGCGATACTCGATGCGTCTAGCTTCTTCCTCTGCCAATCTCTTGGCTTTGGCCTCATTATTTTTTATCTCTATCTTGGCATTATCCCATGCTATAGAAAGGCACTTGCCAAAAGACCAAGAGAATTTTCGGTAAAGTCTGAATAATCTCCATGCGTCTTTCATGATCTCACTCTTGTTGTATTTCTGTGTTGCCATTGTACTGTTGTTTTATTTTGATGATGCAAATGTAAGTCTATCATATTACATATGCAAGAAAAAGAAATATTATCATTTTAAATTTAACATCATTTAGTAATATGATCGTTTTACATTTGATTATTCTGTGTAGTTTTGCATAAACTTAATACAGATCATTATGATAGATAGATTAATAATTAAAGAAGCTATTAAACATTACGGTACATCTGTTAATGAAGTAGCAGAGAAAATGGGTATATCAAGAGTTACTTTAAGCACGCACATTAACGGAAACCCATCTACAGAAATTCTTTTAAGAATAGCGGACGCAATAGGATGTCCAGTTACAGAGTTATTCGAGCAACCAAAGAAAGACTCTCTATCTATCACGTGTCCTAACTGCGGACATCCATTGAAGATAAAGGTGGAATGATGTTATCTTCAATGATCTCTAAATAAAAATCATGAAAGTTTGTTTTCTGCATACAATGCATTACCTTTGCGATACAATATAATACATAAGTAATATGGAAGCAGTAATAAGAAAGCAAACCTCGTTCCGTTTACGTGAGGACTTGTTGCAAATATTGCAGGAACAAGCCAAGAAAGCGAACAGGAGCCTGAATAATTTCGTGGAGAGCACCTTGATGGACGCTGTATACTCCGAGCCAAACGAGGAAACGATAGCGGCGATAAACGAGGCTCGTTCTGGAAAGTATGCCGGGACGATAGACGTAAGCAGTTTTGATGCCTTCATGAAATCATTGGACGAGATAGAATGAAAACGATCCATTACAGTACGAAGGCAAAGAAAGACTTAAAGAAGTACCGTAGCAACATCAAGCTGATGGAAGCCTTGTTTGATGTCTTGGACAAGCTAAAGAAAGGGGAGTCTATCCCAAGCAAGTACAAGCCCCATGAGCTGATAGGCAATTACAAGAACTGCATGGAGTGTCATGTTGGCAACGACTTTCTTCTTATTTGGATAGATGCGGTGTCTGACATAGTGGAAATTGTCAGGATCGGAAGCCACTCCGAGTTGTTCGGGAAAAAGAAATGATTTAACATTATCGATGGAAAATGGTAAGGATGAGTAAATAATACCATGATAAGGTGACGGATCGCTGAAAGGCGGTCTTTTTTTATAATCTTTATTGATGTTTTTCCCATAAATATATTGTCCTGTTAAATATTGTTGCTAGATTTGTGCCATTATTAACTTAAATACATTTTACAATGAATAAAGTATTTTATTTATGGTCAATGCTATTGGCTTTATTTGTTTTTACGGGCTGTGGAGATGATGAGGAAGGTGATAATAGTTCTCAAACGGTGATGATTAATTTGTATTGGAAATATGAAAATATGGATGATACAAAGATTGCTTCTCCTAGTATTGTAGCTTTATATGATTATGAAGATGCTAAAAACTTTGATAAAGAGGCATCGGTTAATGCAATGGCTAATGATGGACATATTGTATTAAAGGATGGAACAGCCTTGACTCCTAAATATATCTCCAACAATACGGTAGGAGTTAATATATTTGAGAATGTGGCTAATGGTAAATATATGGTTATAGCTATGTATAAGCCTGATGGATATTCTTTCCCTTTTGCTTTCTTGTATGGATATAAAATGATAGAAGTTAATTCATTAAATGGATCTTCATTAAATACTTTCATTATGATATGGGAGAATAGTGGTAAATTCGTAGAAATGAATAAAAAGTAAAATAAAATTATTTTTCTCTCTTAAGCCCGTTCCGTCCTTTCGGTTCGGGCTTTTTTATTTCCTCCTACAACAAAATTACAACAATCCCGCCATTGTTTTTTTTAGGTTCGCTTGATTTTTTGCCATCCCCCTTATATGCGTGAACTTTGAGTTCATGATCGAGATTAAGGACATATCTGGTAGAGTCAAGTTGTCGGTATCGATAGAAACGGGTTCGGTACGTCGGTTTGAGTTGATGAAAGAGGACTATGTGAACCTCGTGTTCTCCTTGTCCGACCCGGTACAACTGGAGATCGGAGACAATATCGATTATGAAGGTAGCGTTTTCTACGTAACTGGCAAGACATACCCGACATTCAACGCATCCACAGGCGGATACGACTATAGCGTGCGATTCGACTCGCATTATTACCGATGGAAGAATCATATCCTATTTTACGATAGGCAAGGTAACAAGGAAGCGTCATGGAGCCTTACACGTGCTCCGGAGGCCCACCTAAGCATTGTCGTATCCAATTTGCGATCTCTGGGATTCAGGTATAACGGCAAGGAGTACCAAGCCGTTGTCGATAGCTCCGTTGACGCTGTCGCCAAGCTCGTGCAATACGACAGCACGAATATCGTGGATGCCCTTACCAAGATTGCCGAGACGTGGGAGTGCGAGTGGTGGGTAGAGGGTGACAAGATATATATAGGCAGGATAGAGCGTGGCGATCCCGTAAATCTGGGGATAGGTAGGCAGGTAGCTTCCATGTCAAGGAGCCAAAGCCAAGACCTGTTCGCCACACGCCTGTACGCTTTCGGCTCAACGAGAAATATTCCCTCGGGCTATCGCAAGGGGGAATCCGGTACGGTGGTGCAAGGGGTGGTGCAAAAACGCCTCATGCTTCCTAAGGGGACCCCCTACGTGGACGTGGTACAGGGATTGACCGAGGATCAAATAGTGGAGGCGGTCGTTATATTCGACGATATATACCCTCGTAAGATAGGTACGATAACCGAGGTGATACCGAAGGAGGTCACGGAGGAGGGCGAGGATGGGACATCGGAGACATTCACCGTCTATCGGTTCAAGGACTCGGGATTGTCCTTCTCCGAGAAATACGTGCTTCCCGGCAAAGAGCTTCGTGTCGTATTCCAGACGGGGCCGTTGTCAGGCATGGATTTCGCCTTGCGATTCAACCCGGAAGGACTGCCGGAGGATGATCCGGAGGCTCAGGTGTTCGAGATAGTCCGTAATGACTCCTATGGCCAGACATTGCCGGAAAGCCCTCTTATACCGGGGACGGGGAACAAATATATCCTATACAATTTTGACACGCAATACGTAAGTGACACCCTTATCCCGCAGGCGGAAGAGGAATTGCTAAGAAGGACGATAGAGTATAAGGGCAAGGTCGTGTCGGACCCTTCCACTTACACATGCGTCCTTAACTCATACTACGCTTCCGGCTACGATGAGAATAATGGTATATTGAACCCGGAAAAGGCGATTGATCTATCCGTAGGACAGCGTGTCAGGCTTATCAATAAGGCCTATTTTGAGAATGGGCGGGAATCTAGGGTATTGGGTTTCGAGAAAAAGCTTGATATCCCATATGATTCGCCTTCCTATACGGTAGGAGAGAGCGCGGCTTACTCCCGGCTGGGGGAATTGGAGCGTAAGTTGGAGAATATCCAATATAAGGATAACACGTACGTCAACCAAGGTAGCGGTTCTTTCGGGGTGTATATCATAAAGAAAGAGGATACTACCGCCGCCTCGGACGAGAACGTTTTCTCCGCTCTGCGGACATTATATGAGATAAACAAGGTAAAACAGGATAACGACAAACGCTACCTTCGAAAGGACATACCCGATATCGCCCATGAGGATATTTTATTCGACAAGAAGATAGGCTCCTCCATCTTCCTCGACGGCATGGACGGCAAGGGCTGGGAGATCAAGGCCGACGGTTCCGGTATCATGGAGGCGTTGAAGGTGCGTTCCGACATATACGCTGGTAACAAGATCGGCTCCATATCGTTCGCCCCCGGCTTCACCGGCTGGGGCACGGAGATAGACATCCCCACGGCCACGGGAACCTTTGACAACATATTCGTTAGGAAGACCTTCACGGCCTACGAGATAGTGTATTCCCAGATATATGCGTTGGGCGGCAACCAGATCGTGTCCGATATCAACAAGATCGGGAGGGTCGAGAGGCTGTCCGATCGCTGGAGATGCTACATGGACGACATGGACGGTCTCATGCTGATGAACCTCAGGGAGGGTGACGGAGTGAAAATACAGAGAAGAAACGGTATCACGTCCACTAAATATATCTTCGGTCGCTGTATCGGTATCTCATCCGACTATTTCGACGTGGCCTACCCGCTGATAGAGGGTGCCGGCGAGCCAGAGGCGGGGGATTTCGCCATGCGTTGGGGTAACGACAGGGATACCACTAGGCAGGGCCTTATCTATCTGACATCGGCGGATCAAGGAGCGCCGTTCATCGCCGTATATGACGGTATCACGGGCGTTTCCACGCAAGACACGCTGAAGGCCCAGATAGGCAACCTCTCCATGATCCGTACCAAGAACGGTACGCAACTGAAGGGTTACGGAGCTTACCTTAACGGGATCTATATAGAGAACTCGTCCATATACCTCGATAACGGCATGACCGTGGAACAACAGTTCTCAGTGATGAACGGGGAGCTGAGGAGCGAGATCGAGGGGGTGAGGAACGACATGTCTCTGGAATCCGGAAATATACTTGTCAACTCCACGTTCGGGAAGGACACGAATTATTGGCGGTCGGAGAACGAGGTCCATTTCATCAACGTCGGGGGCGACCTGTTATGGATAGGCGGCGCTTTCTACTCGGAGAAGAGAGAGGTGGCGGACATCTACCGTGACGGTGAGCGCAACGTACTCCGTCTGCTGGGGACTACCATATACCAGTCAAACGCCAACATGAAAGGCGATAAGGCGGCTGGGACCTACTCGTACGCCTTTTTCTACAAGGTCATGAGACGAGGTGTTTTGACGGTGGGTTTCGCCGGGCAGGAGTTGTACGACTCCTTGACCCTCGATCCGTCCGACGAGTACGTCAAGCTGTCAAAAGTCGGCAAATGGGACGGTACCGGGGATTTCCGGATCGGATTCACTGGCGAGATATTGATCTACGGCGTGTCGTTGTTCAATGACAGGCTGGCCGATGCCGTGATAAAGCTTGAGACGCGGATATTACAGACAGAGGAGTATATCAAGTTACTGGCCACGAAGGAGTACGTGGACTCGGAGACCGGGGCGATATATACCAAGTATGACGCAGAGTTGTCGGTCATGGCCGAGGAGATATCCGCCCGTGTGACGGAGGAGCAATTCGCCACGGCGCAAGAGGCCATAACGCTGGCCAATAACGCCGCCAAGGCCGCCCAGACCGCCGCCGATAACGCTAACCAGTCCGTGACAAGCCTGAACACCTACGTTGACGGCGCTTTCGCCGACGGTATCATAACGGAGGCCGAGGCCAAGGCCATAGAGAAGTACCTGAATACGGTGAACACGTCCAAGGACAGCGTGACCGCCACTTATACTAAGCTGTATTCCAACACTTACCTTGAAGGGGCGGCCAAGACCGGTCTTAAATCGGCCAAGGATGTCTTGGACTCGTCTATAAGCGCCTTGATAAGCAGTATCAACACGGCCATAGCGGACGGAAAGACCACCGCCTCGGAGAAGGCCGACGTGGATAAGAAATTCGCGGCCTTCAACACGGCCATGTCCTCGTTCGAGAGCGCCGTGGAGACGGCGAACAAGTATATACAGGACAAGTTGAAGGACTATACCGATACGGCGACAAACCAAGTGAAGGTGAAGCTGGAGTCGGACTTGTCGGTACAGGCGGGACAAATCACGGGTATCTCCACTAGGGTGGACAATATAAGGAATGAGATAGACACGGCGGGATGGATCAACACTACGCAGGGAAATACATTGTTCGCCGCCAAGAGCTTGGAGAACGGCGATAATATCATATCGTATATCAACCAGACGGCAACCACCACCACGATCAAGGCGGAGAGGATTGACCTTGTTGGTGTGGTAACTATATCAATGCTTGATAGTAACTTGCGTGATACTATTAAAGACACAGTCTTTGATGTAAATAAAGCTTCCGATATAACGAGTGCTTTCTATCGGTTTAGTAACGATGGCATGAGTTTGAATCGTAGGATAGAGGTTGGTTCCGGTTCTATTGATAATCTCTCCGTGAAAGGAGGCATTTCACCAGATGTAAATAACGTATGTTTTTGGACTGGAGGTACATATGGACAAGCCGTGAATAATGAAGCTAAGATTGTCTTACGGCATGATGGGTCAGGATTCCTAGCTAATAAGAATATCTCTTGGAATACATCTGGAGATTTAAGTATAATAGGCAAAATACAAACCTCAGATAATGGGAATAGAATCATAATAGACCCATCGACGAGAAGTATTCGTATGATTAATGATAAAAACTCCTTAGCAGGAGAGATCTTGTTTAATGATATGACTGGATATCAGTCATTACCTGCATTCCATATTTATATGAGAAACGCATCTTCAGGTGTCTCCAATTATCGAGTTTCCATGGGATATTTCGGATTTGGATCTTACGATAATGGAGGAAATGTCTTGTTTAATATCTCCCCATCGGGATTAATGACATTTCCGTATATGTCAACAGTAGATCCAAAGGTGAAAGGAGCTATATGGCGGGATGGGAATATGCTTAAAATATCTTTGGGATAATATTAACAACTAAAATACAGTAAATCATGAAAGTAAATTTCAACAAGCCCCTAAAGGACTTCAGGGGGGAAGACATGAAGGACGAGTTCGGGAAAGTCCAGAACATCAAGGATATCGTATGCGCTAGGCTTTACTCGTCAGGCAAAGACATGAGTATAGACGATAAGTTCGAGGCTTACAAGCTAATGAAACGGATTGAAGCCTCCAATAGCGATGTGGACATTAACGACAGGGAGTCCCTGTTGATAAAGGAATGTTGCAACAATACGTTGACCGCCGGAGCTTTCGGTCAGATCTTCGAACTTTTAAACGTGTAAGACCATGGAGATAACGAGCGACACAAGGACAATAAACGGCTACTCGGAAGTGGCCGGTATCAAGATACAGTATTCCGCCTCGGTCAAGACCGATGAGCGGATAGACCGGATAACGGGCTCTTTTATCAAGGACGGGGTACGTGTGGGATCTCTGGCCTACGAGCGTAACGGGCAATTCTTCATGTCGGTGGACAAGCCCGGCGTGATAACGAGCAAGGAGGAAGCCGTGGCAGTCGCCACGCAGTTCCTCAATGACACTTACGAGATGTTGAACAGTCAAGCGGTGGAGTAATATGGAAAGCATCATCCTATCATCGGGCACTGAGGTGACCCCCGAGGACATCCAGAAGATAGCGTCGGCGGTCAACGACCTCTTGCTGACGACATCGAAAGACCCGGGGCAGTACGAGGAGGCCGATAGCCTGCAAGGTATATCGTCCTTGCCGGTGTTCAGGCAATCCGGATCGGCCTATGATCTCGTGCGTGTGGCCATATCCTTGTTGAGGGGCGTTGACGGGAAACAGATCGTCTTGCAGGTCACCGCAGATTACATACAGTGGCGTTACGAGGACGGGATGTGGCAGAACCTCATACCGCTCGCCGACTTGAAGAGGCCGGCCACGGAAGCCGCCGCCGATGTGCGTGAGAGGATGGACGCTATCGTGAGCGAGGTGAACGCCTTGAAGACCCAGTTCGAGAACGACGTGAGGCACGCCTTGGAGAGGGCTGACGCTGCAACCGAGAAGGCGAACACGGCGGCTGAGAACGCCAAGTCGGTGTCTGACCACCCGGGCTATATCGGCGATGACTTCCATGTCTACACGTGGGATTACGCTACCGGGGCCTATATCAAGACGGACAGGATACTGAAACCGGAGGCGTTCACGATCTATAAGGTCTATAAGTCCGTCTCGGCTATGGAGGCGGACAAGTCTAACGTCCCGGAGGGGAAGTTCGTCATCATCAACACGGGCAGCGTGGAGGAGGAGGATACCGGCAAGCTGTATCTGAGGACATCCACGGGCTACGATTACATCGTGGACGTGTCCGGCATGAGAGGCTTCACCGGGAAGACCCCGCAATTCTCCATAGGCACCATAACGGCGGGCACGTATCCTTCCGTATCGTTGTCCGACGGGGGCACGGACACATCCGGCAACCCCGTATACAGGATGAACTTCGTGTTGCAGAGAGGCCCTAGAGGATTCTCTCCCAAGATATCGATCGGCAAGGTGACGACCGGTCTCCCGGGAACGGTGGCCCAAGCCACGATAACCGAGAAGGGAGAGACCGAGGAAGGGGTCCCTTTGGCAGAATTAGATCTTACCATCCCGCAAGGACAGGACGGGGCGGTGGCCGGCGTATACAAGACAAGGGAGATCGACCATGTCCCGGGGGCTAACGACGTGACCTACGAGGAGGGCAGTGAGACCAAGAGCTACCCTATAGGCGGTGAGGTCTATCTAAGGGAGTCTCCCGGAGACGTTACGTTCTACAAGCTCCACGACATAGTGGAGGGTAAGGCCATATGGGAGGAGTCTTCAGGAGCCGCCTTGCCGGGGAACGTCTACTTGACCGGGGCGAATTACTACAATGAATCAGTAACAATTATCGATAAAGGGATATTATCATGAGCAAGAGAGGAGCTTACGTATACCAACAGATAGAGCAGTCCACCGCCGAGTGGACGGCTGACAGCACCATATACCCGCCGTCGCTATGGCTTTTCGAGCGGTTATCGAACGGCAATTTAAACATGAAGTTCTCGGACGGTGTCCATTCCTACTCCGAGCTTCCATTGATGATGCAAGACATCAAGGTGAGGATAAAGACTAACACGGACACGGAATACGTCTTGGAGATAACCTCCGCGGAGGGAACCATAACCACGCCTAACTTGCGTGACCATTACGACGATACGGATATCCGGAATCTGGTCACCGGTCTAAGGACGGACGTTGATAAGTTAAAGCCCGTTGTCACCTCCACCCCGTCTAGCGGTCAGATAACCATAACGCCGGACAAGGCAAAAAATGACGATCCGGACGTGTCGATAACGCTGGAGACCAAGGGGGACAAGGATAAGTCGCTGATGGCTGATGGCAAGTACCGTAAGCTGCCCGTGTACGGCAGGAACCTGTTGCTGGGATCGGGGAAGGAAGTTAGTAACTCGAATTACAATATCGCTAACTATTGGTTGGCGGAACAGATACCAGAAGGGGCACAAGTAACTGTTACTATATGGGGTGAGTTAGGAGAAGATGTCACTTCGTTTGCCTTATATAATTCTGGCGGCGGTGCTGGTGCTGGTGTTCCGATTCCTTTTCTGGTTCCGGTGGATGGTAAGGCGAGTATAACTTTCAATTGGAATACTCATGATTCATCCTCAGCAGTTTCAAATACGCATTTGGCTATTTTTATGTATCCGTTTGGGAGTACTCCTACAGATATCTCTACCATCCACAAGATCAAGCTCGAGTACGGCGACATCTCCACCGAGTGGACCCCCGCTTGGGAGGACATCCCTGATATAGAGGAGCGGTACGCCTACGGTGTAGAGTGGGACATGGCATCGTCAAGCCCGGACGGGAAGCGTGTGGGTAATATGCAACTACATCGGGAGTTGCCGGTGCAGAGTAAGATAAGAGGGTGCGTGTTAGATAATAGCGGGGGAGTGAAAAAATATTTAGGAGCATCTTCTTGGTCACAAGAGGATATGTCTATAGATTATCTTTTAGAGGCTATAATGGCAGAAATGGATAGGTTTTGGATTCGTTTCTACATAAAAGGCCTTAAGTTTGGATGTATGATGTCTGATACTCCTATGCCCGGATATACCTATATTAATAAACGTTATATGAGTGCTTTCGAGGGAGGAATAGATAGGCCGTCGATGACTTTATTGTCTGCCTATGGAGTAGGTAGCACAAACGTAAATAGAAGAGGTGGCGACAACACCGCCGACTGGGACGGCACCTACCGTTCCTTGCTAGGCTGTCCAGTCACCAACCTCACCCGAGACCAATTCCGGCAAGCCGCGAGGAAAAGAGGCAGCGGATGGGAAATGTATACCTACAACGCCCACAAGACCCTGTTCTGGCTATTCGCCGTCGAGTACGCCACGCTGGACAGCCAGAAGCCTTTCAACGCCCAGAAGGACGCTAACGGTTTCGCCCAAGGTGGCCTAGGTCCGGGACCGACGCAAATGGCGGATTGGACTAACTTCAATAACGCGAATCCCCTTATCCCATGCGGCTATACCAACGAGTTCGGGAACGGCTCGGGAGAGAAGGCATATGTGGTGAAGAACGCTTCCGGCGGTACTCATGCCACATTGATGGCTAACAGGTATCGTGGTATAGAGAATCCGTTCGGCCATATCTGGAAATACACCGATGGGGCCAACATACAAGTCACCACGGGTGATTCCGGATTGTCTATCTTATGGACTACCGATGACCCGTCAAACTTCAGCGATACATCTTACATAGGCTATAACAAGAAAGGCAACATCTGCCGTACCAATGGTTATGCCAAGAAGATGCTCCTAGGTGAGGATGGTGATATCGTAGCTACGGAGATCGGCGGTAGTAGTTCTACCTACTGGTGCGACTACTACTACACCTACACATCGGCTAACCGCATGCAGGTGGTGCTGGTTGGCGGTACTGCGGACAACGGGTCGACTGCGGGCCTCGCTTACGTGGATACGCATGATGCGCCTTCCGCTGCGAATCGTAACTTCGGTTCACGCCTTTGCTTTTTCCCCGAATTTCGTAAAACGTCGGCGTAGCCGCACGTCTCACGTCGGGAATTTTTTTGTATAACGTTTAATGAGGATAAAAATGGAAGAAGAAAAGAATAAAGATGACGGCAGCTTGTCGTTCTTGAATATCCCAAGGGATAAGAACTCAAGGCATTTTAATTGTCCGGAGATCACCCAACAGAAGTTGACGAATCTCACGTTCTGGGTAATTGATTACATGGATGGTGTGTCCACCAAGTTCGGGAAAGACAGGGCGCTTGTCATGATCAAGGAGAATCTAGAGGATAAGGATAGTGATGCCAAGAAATTCTTTACGAACTCCCAAGAGATCAAGTACGTTCTTGGTAAGATAAAGGAGATGGACAAGTTCCCTAGGAAAGTGACGATGCGAGCCTCCGGGAACAGGTATTATCTCGAATGACGGAATGAGGGTCGATCATCCCTAGGTGGTGCTGGTTGGCGGTAATGCGGACAACAGGTCGAATGCAGGCCTCGCTAACGTGAATACGAATAATGCGCCTTCCGATGCGAATCGTAACATCGGTTCACGCCTATACTTTTAGAGAGGGGAAAAGATATTTAGAGAACAAACAGGGATGGTGGCCTCGCCTCTTGGCGAAAAAAGTCTCCCCATATAAAGGGTGTTGGTAGGGAAACCGAAGACTCCCTATGATAAAAAGCAAATTAATGACAATAAAATGAAGAGAATAGGGGATTTATTTGATAAGATAGCGAATATGGACAACTTGATACTTGCGGACATGAAAGCCCGAAGGGGAAAGAAGGATTCATACGGTATAAGGTTGTTCGACAAGGACAAAGAAGGTAATCTAAGCCGTTTGCTAAAGTCTCTGCTGGATGGCACGTTCAAGACTTCCAAGTACCGGACTGATACCATCTATGAGCCAAAAGAAAGGATCATCTTCAAGCTCCCTTATTATCCGGACAGGATATTGCATCATGCCATAATGAACGTCATGGAACCTATATGGGTTTCCGTGTTCACGGCTGATACGACATCATGCATCAAGGGAAGAGGGATAACGGAGGCGTATAAGAGGACAAGACGGGCTTTGTCCGATCGTGAATCCGTCTATTGCCTCAAGGTTGATATCCGCAAATTCTATCCGTCAATAGATCATGAGGTGTTGAAAGGCATCGCTCGGAAGAAGATCAAGGACGATCGCTTGCTTATGTTGTTGGATGAGATCATCGATTCCGCTCCCGGCGTTCCGATCGGGAACTATCTTAGCCAATATCTTGCGAATCTTTATCTCGCCTATCTGGATCACGAGATAAAGGAGATTATAGATATAAGGCATTATATCAGATACGCGGATGACATGACTTTTTTCCATCATGATAAGTGTTTCTTGAGAAACGTATTACTTCCGTGGCTTATCGATAGATTGGCCGTGTTGAAGTTGGAGCTGAAAGGGAATTACCAGATATTTAAGATTGCTGAGAGAAGATCGGATAAAAGCGGCCGTGGTATAGATTTCGTGGGGTTCGTTTTCTATAAGGAGCATATACGGATAAGGAAGAGGACTAAGCAAAATCTATGTCGTGCGGCGGCTAGATTGAATAAAGTCCCGAATATATCCTTAACGGAATACAAGGCAGGTCTAGCCGGTTGGCTGGGCTGGATATATGATAGCGATAGCAAGCATTTAGCTAAGAAAATTTTAAAACCAGAGTTTTATGAAGCGATCATGGAGCGACACAATGCCGCCTAGAATAGAGCGGGACGGTGACGGTTCCTACCTGTACCGGTGGGAAATTATAGAGGAGACAAGGGAGATGGGTGACGATATGGCCCCCGTGATCTCCTATAGTTACAACGAGGTCAGGGTATGGCCCACGTTGACGGCCAACAAGATATTGGAGGCCTGCATTAACGCCCTATGGGACAAGGACGTGGAGCAAAAGAAGCTGAACGACTACAACGCCGCCCAGCTAGGCATACTGGACTTGTCATACGTGGAGTCTTATAAGACGTTCCTTAACGAGAGGAAGGCGTTGAAAGACCGTGTGGATAGCGATTTCGCCGAGTGGGAGGCGGCGAGAGAGGAGGAGAGCATAATGGTTTTATAACTAATTAAAAAGGATCGGAAGAATGGATTGGACGATGATGTTAACCGCCGTATTAACCTTTGTTGGAGGAGGTGGTCTTGGAGCAGTGCTGATGTTTCCGCAAAAGAGGAAATCGGCCGAGTTGGAGAATGAGACGAAAGCGAGTGAGCAATGGAAGGAATTGTATATCAAAAGTCAGGAGGAAAAGAAAGGTTTGAGCAATCTTATAGATAAACTATACGACGATCAGGGACATTTTCGTGACGAGAATAACCGTCTTACAACCCAGATAGCGGTATACAAAGTACTTAAATGCAGAGATTTGAAATGTACCAATAGGAATCCTCCTATCGAGAACAATATAAATAGTGAGGATAAGGAGGATAAAGATTGCGATAAAGAAGGCTCCCCGAATCCAAATGGATAGGGGGAGCAAGAAAACTTTAGCTTCCTGTCTTTCTCAAGTGAGGATAGCAAGGTTAACAAAGTGTACAAATGTAATAATAAAATTATAGATATGGCAAATGAAAAATTACCTAGGGGACTTAGGCACAATAACCCCGGAAACATTCGGATCAATAGTGATCTCTTTCAAGGCGAGATACGACCTAGCAAGGACAAGTCGTTTAAGCAGTTCAATACGATGGCATACGGTTACAGGGCGATCTTCAAGATCCTGTCTAACTATTACCGGAACTATAAGCTGGACACGATCCGCAAGATGATAGGAAGATGGGCGCCGGAAAACGAGAATGATACGGACGCTTACATTAAGGCCGTATCCGATTACGCCGGTATCCCGGCTGATGATCCTATCAACATCAACGATCGTGAGCAGATGATCCGGATCGTGGCCGGGATGAGCAAGGTTGAGAATGGGAGAGAGGCTGAAATGTCGGACGTTATAGCTGGATGGAATTTACTTTAACAATAACAAGACCTAATGCTGTAGAGGTAAGCGTAAAATAAGATGAAAAAATATATTGGAACAAAACAGATTGAAGCAGAACCTATGACAATGGGCGAAGCTTTTGAGAAAGGATTGCTTAAAGCGGGAAGAGTACCTAACGAAAGCGAGAAGTCAAATGCTGGCTATCATGTGAAGTATCAAGACGGTTACGAGTCATGGAGTCCAGCAGGGCCATTCGAGAAGGCTTATAAGGTCTGTGAGACGTTTACGGATCGTCTCCAAATAGAATTGTCCGAATTATCCGATAAGCAAGAAAAGCTAGGTAAGTTTTTTGGTACGGATATGTTCAAAGGATTGTCAACGCAAAAGCAAGTATTGCTACGTGCACAATTCGGAGCGATGGAAGCTTATAGGCAAATCCTTATTGAGCGCATCCGTATTGAGGAAATCGCAAAATGAAACCGTGGCATATCATATTAATACTAGTGTGCTTGGTAGCCAGTTTCACGGCTGGCTACCATATCCGGGGGGATGTGACTGATAAAGTCGTGTCTAAATCTGATACCGTATTAATAACCGACACGATCCATGACAGTATCCCGTATCCTGTTTACGAGACATTGGTGCGGACGATACCAGAGCCTTTTCCTGTCTACATTACATTAGACGGTGACACGATTAAGGAACCTATATATGTCCCGGTGCCGATAACTCAAAAGGAGTACAAGACGGATGATTACCGGCTGTCAATATCCGGCTATAAGCCTAATCTTGATTACATCGAGGTTTATAGAAGGACTGAGTATATAACCAAGACGATCAACCCACGTAGATGGGGAATCGGAGCGATAGCCGGTTATGGAATCGGTAAACACGGGTTGTCTCCCTATGTCGGGATAGGCGGGTTCTATAGGATTTGGTGAGGCTTCCGTGGCTCACACCCGGGAAACCTCTGATAATAGAATGAATGCGTTATATGAATAACAAGGGCTGACGTTTTTTTGTTCATGATAATTTATATTAGTTTGATGGTGACTTCGTGAGAACGAACCGGAAAGGGAAGATAAAGAAAAAGAATCTTCCCTAAATAATCGGATCGGAAGTTTGATTATTTTTTCATGCCACGCACGACGGGAAGATTCTTGTATGTCTTTCTGCCGTGCATTTTTTGTGCCCGGCTTTGATAGTAAAACAAACCACGAAATAAAAAGTTTATGAATAAGGTGGAAATTTTTTACAAAAAAGTGATAGAGGCAGTCTGCAAGGAGTGCGGGACCGATCCGGTAATGATGTTTAGCAACAACAAGGAGAGGAACGTTGACGCTAGGGGAGTGGCTATAACCATACTGGCCGATCGCAAGTTGAGCGACAATATCATATCCGATCTGACTGGAATGACGAGGCAAGCCGTCAACCGGATGCGTAACTTGTACCCGGACAGGATAAGGAGGAGTTATTTCCTGAGAGGAGTATTAGAAAGCGTGAAGGAAAAATTAGCTATAGAAAATCCTCTATATTCGTGAACTTTTTTGATCTTAAAATAGTTGTATATACGAAATAGTGGAAAAATAGTTATCGTTTTGTTTGGAGATAGTAGAATTATAGTTACCTTTGCCCCTATCAAACCTTCGTTGTTTGTTATCTTTTTTTATAATTAAAAAAGAAAGGAGGCCAAATGGTAATGAGAGTCAAGGATGTTATATCCTTACTTGAAGAAAACGGATGGCGTTTTGTCCGGATGCGTGGAGATCATAGGATTTACTATAGGAAAGGAGCCAGAAGACCCATAGTAATTCCGGGTAATCTCAACGATGATCTAAAGGAAGGGACGTTGAATTCCGTTTTAAGGGAGGCAGGACTTAAATAGTCCTGCTGATGCCGCCTCCAGAAAACTTTTGAATTAATACATGAAAAACATAAGAAGAAAAAAAGACAAAAATGTATGCACACACTAAGAGTTATCATTGAACGGGCCGACAATAATTACTCGGCTTATATTGATGGTTTGGATGGTATAATAGTTACCGGTAAAACTATTGATGAGATAAAAATGGGTATGATAGAATCTATTGATACCTTTGTTTCGGAATGTGAGGAGCTAGGCTGTGATATTCCGGAAGAGTTGCAAGGTGATTACGAGTTGGTGTTTAAAATGGATGTACGGTCATTGTTGGAGTTTTATTCTGGCATATTTTCAAAGGCTGGTTTAGAACGTATTACAGGGATAAATCAAAAACAACTATGGCATTATGCTTCTGGAGGGAGAAATCCTAGACCCGAACAAAGCTTAAAATTGGAAAAAGCCTTGCATAAATTAGGAGAAGAGCTCCTTTCCATATCATTATAAAGCCTCCCTTAAAAGGTAAAAGCGTCGTCAATACAAATTGGCGGCGCTTTTTTTGTCTCATCCCCTTCCGCAAAGAACTAGCAACAACCTCGCAACAAGCTAGCAAGGAGATATTTATTTAGCAAAGCCCTTCTCATGATTTTTGTCGTGTCCGGTAATGGTGCCGGATTAACGACAAAAATTAAAGATAATGGATAGAAATTATTTTATCGGTACTCCCGAAGGAGGCAATTCCGGTGGAAGTAAGTTTGACATCATGGCCTTTCTCCCGAGCTTGATGGGCGGTGGTGGAAAATCATTGGACCCCAATTTGGTAGCGGCTTTGATGAACAATAAGGGCAATCAAGACGCTTGGGGCGGTGGTGGTTGCTGGTGGATCTGGATCATCCTCCTGTTCTTCGTATGGGGAGGCTGGGGTGGCAACGGCTTCGGCAACAACGGGGCTAACGGATTACCGGCTCAATTGAACAATGACGCTGGTCGTGAATTGTTGATGAACGCTATCCAAGGAAACGGAACGGCTATCAGCCAATTGTCATCTTCCTTGAATTGCTCTACCCAGCAATTACAAAACGCTATCTGCCAGATCCAAGGACAGATCCAGAGCGTGGGTAACCAAGTAGGCATGAGTTCTCAACAAATCATTAATGCCGTCCAAAGTGGTAACAATCAATTATTGAGCCAGATCGCCGAGTGCTGCTGCACGGTTAACAACAACATCACTAAGATGGGCTACGAGAACCAATTGGCTAGCTGCAACCAGACAAACACGCTGGTGAATACGATGAACAACAACACGTTGACTCTCCGTGACTCAGGTCTGCAGAACACCCGTGATATCATCAACGAGGTTCGTGATTTCAAGAACTTGTATCAACAAGACAAGATGGATCGCTTGACGGCGGAGAACCTAGCCTTGAAAGGACAGATCTCCCAAAGCAACCAGAACGCCTATTTCGCCGCTACTCTACAGGCGCAGACCGCCCCTCTAGGTAACGCCTTGGGTGATTTGAGCTCAAGATTGGCCAAGATCGAGTGTAACCAGCCGGAGGTGGCAAAGGTTCCTTACTCCCCCGTGGTAGGCATACCCACTTGCGTGGCCGCCCAGTACGGATTAGGCCTAGGTCTCGGTAACTGGGGAAACTTCGGCAACGGATGGGGATAATGAGTTAATAACCTAAAAATAAAGAGTTATGGCATTCATTAGTCCTTTCATAATGGCGAACAAGAACGGTATCCCACGTTTGGAGAGCACGGGCGTTACGGTCGGGACGACCAACGTTCGTTTCTCCTTCCGCAATCACCCGTTCCTGTCAGCCCCGTTTAGCGGGTTGATCTTGTTTCGTCTGGCCCAGCCTATCCCGACTGGTACTACCGGGACATTGCCGGTAGTGTTTGACACGAACGGCTCCACGCAGGCGCTAACGACCATTAACGGCGCAGATGTCACGGCATCCGATATAACCGGCACCGGAATCTACTTGTGTTACTATGAGTCGGGCAATAATACGCTCCAGATAATGACGGGAGTGGTGTGAGAGAGTATCAACGAGAGACCGGAGCGATCCGGCTCTCATAAAAACCAAGAAATATGTTCAAGAATCAGAGACAAGGGAATCCTTTATATATCCTTCATAAGGGGAATACGCCGTTTTGTGAGGTTGGAAGCATAGTCAGCGTGTCCCCTCCGAGACCGGAGAATCCAAATTTCAATATGTATGGTCCGCAAGCTAAAATCGTGGTGGACATAAAGGCCAAGGTAGGTGAGGACAACGTCAGCTTCTCCAACGTCTTGTCCGACGTCACCATTACGGATTACCCCACTACAAACGGGGAGAAACTGGTTGTGTCATGCGATCTAGGTGCCCTGAATACGGAGATCAACGCCATGATGCAGCAAAGCCGACAGGCACTTGACAGCATCGATTACCATAAATCCGTGATTGAGGGGTGCGAGAAGATGCTGGTAATACTGAACCCTGAGTTTGCCCGGGAGAAGGAGAGGGAGAGTGAGATCGCTAACATGAGAAACGAGATGTCCGATCTGAAGGAGGCTAACGCAAGGTTGGTTGCCATGATGGAGCAACTTGTCGGTTCCGTGAACGGTAATAATAACAAGAATAAAAAAACAGAGTGATATGGGAACATATAGCAGAAAACTGAGAGAGCTGATCGAGGAATTCGACGCCATGGAAGACGAGGATATGTTGGAACTGGCGAAGGAGGCCTATAAGCTTGGCTGTAAGGAAGGAAAGCGGAAGGCCATGGAAGGCTATGGCAACCGTATGGAGGAAGACGAAGACGATGAGTTCGAGGACGACGACGAGTTCCGTGAGATGTGGGAGCGTGGCGGCTACGGCAACCGTGGCGGCGGTCGTGGATCATCCGGTGGCGGTTATGGCAATCGCCGTGGGGTGCCGGGCACCGGACGCTACTCGAGACGATATCGTAGATAACCATGAGGGGGGGACCGGTTTCCCCCTCCTAAAAAACAGAGGAATATGAGACTAGATATGTATGATGATTTCCCTTCCGGCATGCGATCCTACCTGAAGGCGTATGGCTGGCATTTCTCCAAGGCCATGTGCGATTGGGCCGTATCCATGATGGAGAAGGAGGACGGAAACGGGAAGAAGGTCAAGATAACCCCTTTCACGAAGGAACAGGTGGATGAGATGCTGAAGAAGTATAGCGTGGACGTGAAGAAAAAGGGTGGATACGACTATGTTTACGCCGCCAACATGTGCAAGGCCGATTATCTTGGCTCCTCCGTGCCTAACGAGCAGTACGCCGCTCTTTATGTCAAGAACGTCTGCGACGATCCGGACGCTTACGACGGGATAGTGTTCACCCGGTTCTACGCTGATTGCATCGGTTCCGGCACGCCTATAATCTGGGAGGAGATGATGTGATGGGAGGCTGGGGCTACATACTGAGGATCTTGAAGGGAGAGTCCCCCAAGGACGTGCTGGCGAGTATGCCGGAGAAGGATTTTGACAAGGTATCCGAGGTGGTGGGCAATCTCAAGGCAACCAATCTCACCCGGCAACAAAGGAGGAGGATAGAGCGGGAGTTCAAGACGGTAAGGAGATGATACGACGGGATTACCATATCAAGAGATACGATTGGGTGATCCACGTGCTGTATAACGTCACGTGCTCGAGGACATCCGATATCATAGCCCTATTGAGGAGGGTCGGTTGCCCGGAAAGCAAGATACGGGAGGCTTATGGCAACGTAGGCTCCTGCAAGCTGGACGTGGGACTGACCTATTCTAATTACCGCAGCCGGGAATCCGTCATGGTGATAGGCCGGACCTCGTCCTATAGGGAGTTCGCTAATTCCCTGTTCCATGAGTGCCGCCATTTGACGGATCATATGTCCTTGGCCTTGGATATGGAGATCGGAGGGGAGCCTATCGCTTACTTGTCTGGCGATATAGGAGCCTTGATGTCCGATGAGATAAGGATGTTCATCTGCGATTGCCATCGTCACAGGAACGATATAAACGATGAGTTATGGGAAAGAAAAAAGAAGATAAAAAGAAAAAGGAATCCGTAAGACGGGAGATAGACCTCCTCACGGATTCCTTGGATTTCGAGCCTGTCAACTTCTATGAGGTGATGGCTCGGATTAGACACTTGATGTGCCTGTTATAATGAATCTGTCTCAATGACGGATTTAAGAGATATGGGGTCGTCTTCCCACGTTAAGTATTTACCTGTTAATTTATAAATACTGCCTTTTGGAAGTACGATCGCCGAGTTGTGATCCTCGACGGAAAAATATTCCTCGTCATGCGCCGATCTCTCGTCCGTCCATACCTCTCCTTGCCGCACGGGGAAGTTATCAAGGATAACCTCGTCACCATTCTTGTTTACGGCCAAGAACACTATCGTTTGCTTGCCTAACTTCATGACATATTATAGTTTACTTATTCCTCGATTTGATTGGCTCATCAAGTATTTTTATCGACAATAGCGGATCTTTCTCCGTTAAAGTGTTCCTTAATTTTCATCATTATGAAGTCGAAGTGATTTCTAAATTCTTTGGTATGAGTAAACACGGGAAAATCTATATCAGACAAGTTCATATTTACAATATCGCTCATACACTTTACATGCTCGGAATGAGCCTTATTATAACCTATCCTATAAGCATCCATAACCAACCTTCTGACATCCATCCGGTCTATTGATTCTGGCTGTGGATCACACACCTTTTTTTGAATGTTCAATCGCTAGCATTGTAACTTTTTTCTTTTTCATGTTCATATCTTCTTAAAATTGAATTTCTAATTGTTTTTTATTAGCCAAATAGATGGCTTTGCTTACTCCGGAACACCACCAATTAAAGGCATCTTCGGCAGAGTCGAACTCTAAGTACTTTCCGTATAAAGTCCGTAGCTTTTCTATTGTATTGATATATGCTCGACGGTGTAGTGGATACATTCGAAATTCTGAACGTTGGCCTTTACTATTCATAGGGCAACCAATACAACCTATTCTATCCATGATTTTGTAAAGAGGACAAACGGGAATATTTCTCATTTTCAGAAACTCGAAAACTTCCGAAGTTGTCCAGTCGAGAATGATAGAAAGTAAAGGTTTATCGCATCCCAGCTTGCAATCGGAAGTAAACTCTTTACGTTTTGCCCGGCGTGCGCTTTCTTCTTTCCTTATACCGATTACTACAAGTTCATTCAATCCTCTTCGTTCTTTGATTACTTCACAACAGTATCGACGATTCCGGAGGGGTAACATCTTCTTTTTAAGAATAAGCTGAAACATCGTTTTTTCCGGATACAGCCAAGTCACATCGGGATAGTTTGACCGGATAAACCGAAGTACTTCCATCGGGTATACAGACGTTTTGTAGAAATAGGCATTGAACTTCACTCCAGCCATCTGGCAAAGCTCATAGATTACCTGTGAGTCTTTGCCTCCGGAAAAAGCCACATGAAAACCGCTTGGAGAGTATTTCAAAGCAAGTTTTTCATACTTCTGTAGGGTTTCAATGGCCTTATCTATTTTGCTTTGCAACATGATTCAGTTTTTATTAGTTTTACGTTAATCAATTTCTTTGATAAGCTCACTCACCAACCATTCAGGTGGAATAGCTCTTGCTTTACAGAAATTTTCAATATCTTCTCTCTTAATGTCAGACACCTTATGTCCTCGAATGGTAAACTCTCTTTGGGGAACTTCTATTTTCCTCCGATTTGAATATCCATATTTATCTTTATAATCATTCATATTTTCTTAGATGTTAATTCCGTAAGTATTCTTATCCTCTTTTGATACATTATACCAATTTTCTCCGGAGACTATACCATTAATACCTTCACCTTGCAAATCCGATCTATCTTTGATTGTCTCAGAGATAACCTTGATTTTAGGATAGGTCCCGGTGTAAATTGTTGGAACCGGCTTTACCGCCTGAACTTCAAAAATGGGAGGCAATCCTTCACCCAGAAGGTTATCCGGAACAACGGCCATTATTATCATTTTCCCTTCGGGAGCCTTCTGGCATATCATGTTGAAATATTCGTTCTTCATACTTTATATTCTTAGCTGTTAGTTATTCTTTGAAATCCAGTTATCAGTATCACAGTGAAAGCAATATCCGGTTTTAGGATGCTCCGCACCGTCTTTTGCTCCACAGGTTCCACAATAATACTCCTTGTCATATTCCGGGGAAAGACCTTTATTCCGTTCTTTGATAACGGCTTTTCTTTCTTCAAGCATCATCATTTTATCGGGATTACGACTCAAATAAAACTTTCTGACTTTCCGTATTTGTTTCTCAAACAGATCGTCAGATTCGGCAATTTGTTTTGATGTATATTTGCTCATGATTCGTTGTTTTTTAATTATGAGCCTTCCCGTGAAGGCTCGGTTAATACTATTCCTCAAGATCGGGTATAGGCATCCAATGGGTAACCTCCCCGAATACCTTATAAGCGTCCTCTCCGTAAACGATAAAGCCGCTATCCTTGCCATGTAGATAAGCGGTGGCTTTGCCCCCGTACTCACCTCTAACCAATACTATGTCTTGATTTTCCGGTAACCGCTCCTTCACGCTTATCCACGGAGATTGCTTTGCCTGCCATTCGACACCGGCTTCAAATAGATTGACACCGTATTTTCCAATGACAGTGCTAGATATTACATAGTGTCTAGCATCTCCATGGATCTTATAATCGGCATGAAGTTCCAGTATTATTCTTACCCTTTCTATCCTAGCCGCTTCCTCTATCGTCTGTCCCATATCAATATCTCTTTCCATGTTTATTCTCCCTTAGTTCGTTGTATCTCATTTTCTGCTCGATGTGCCATAAGAGATCTATATACAGCAAGTCTGCATTAAGAAATATAATTACGATAGAAGCCTTGATAACTTCGGCTATATCTCTATCCTCGGTTAGGATAGATGTTAAAAAGAACATCCTTTCGGTAAAGGACATTTCCTTTAAAACATAATCCCAGTCTTTATATTCCGGTTCATTCGTTAAATCGTAGATATCATCAAGGCTGATATCTAACGATCCGGCAAGGTCTAGCAAGCGGATAACCGCATCGGCCATTTCATCAGATACCGTATCCTTGACATATTTCTCAAATGCGCATTCAAAACGTTTGTTTTCATCAACTAAAGCGTAATAACGGTTAAACTCATGCTCAAAAGTCGATATGCCTTTGAAATATTTCCCTTTCCTATCCGCTTCCACGGCTTCCGAAAGCTCTGTTATCACTAGCATCAGAAGATGCCCATTGCTCAACTCCGTGTCATGAAACCCGTGATCGCATGCGCATTTGTACGCACGGTCACGGAGTGCGTTGAAATCAATCTTGCTCATATTTATTTATCTTTTTGAATTTTATATTCCTCCTTGGAAATCTGTCTGTAATAGTCAATGACCGCATTTTCAACTCCTTTATCCTTGGCTATAATCTCTTCCATCTCCCGGACTTTAAACTCATCGCATGCGATGAATATCCGTCCTCTATCTCCCCTAGGAAGCCAATACGAAGCGAAGTAGTATTTTTTCTTTGGGTTGAGAATGCCATAGATGAGATATATACCGTAAACCAAAAAGGCAATCGTAATCCAGTACCTTGGGATGATAAGCCCTATAGCCCATGTGATGAACACGAAAGAAAGAACTATCAGTATGGAGGTTATCAAGCATTCGATCTTATTCTTCATTCTTTATCCTCCTTCTTGTTGATCGCCTCATGAAGCGAATTATACACCCGGGCGAATATTTTTCTTTGCTCTTTGTCTTTTAATGAGTCCGCAAACTTGTGCATGACCATCTTCTTCTTGTTATCCCAGATTATCCGTGCCTTATCCACGCCGTCAACAAACAATATATGCGGATATTTACCCCATTGTATCAATATGCCATTATCGATAAGATCTGTGATCTCCTTTGGCATTAGCTCCTTATTACGGGCCATGCCTATGAGCTTACCTTCCTCTCGCTCTATGGCCGACTTGGTTTTGTCTATCTCCTTTTGGAGATTGGATATAGCGTTGTTCTGCCTGTCCCATCTTCGCATGGTGGCCGGGCCGTTCCTCTTATCGTTAAGAGGTTGCCCGTTAGCGGAGGCTACATCCCTGAAGTGGTCGTTGATCTTTTTGTTGAATTTATCCTCTTTCTTTTTAAGAGAGGATTTTAGTATCTCTAGTCTACTCATATTTATTCTCCTTCACTTCTAAGAATATTACATCTTGATTATCTTCTCTTTGGAAATTCAAACAAGCCATATTCCCACATTCTTCTTTAGGTCTGCTAAAGAAATAGCAGTCAATGCAAAGACCCTCGCAAACCTTTAGATTAACCTTCCCTTGACGGAACGTTTCGTCTATAGCGTATTCTTTAGCCACATTTACCCCTCCTGTATTATGACATCCCCATCCTTATCCGTGAACACGTCCACTAAATCGTAGTAATATTGATCGTCGGACGTGCGGATCATTATCTCCGCTTCCGGGTCTTGCTCTTGGAGTAGAGCTATTAGTTCTTTATTTCTCATGACTGTTATTTTATTTCCTCATTAATAAAATCCTTCATCTCTTCATCGTAAACCCCGCTGTCACGCTGGAGCTCCAAGCATTTATCCTTGGAAAAATTGGCCTCCCTAGCTATATTAGCGGCCATAGATGGTGCCCTTAGCTCGACAACGAGCATTTGTATGGCGTACCATACGCCTCTGCAAAAGTCCAAATCGTTCATGTTGTTATATTTACTCTCATCATAGATATTTCATTCTTTGGTAATAAGTCATCTATATATGCCCATCTCTTTACGGGCATCTTTCCACACAGATCGTTATAGCCCTTTTCACTCATGCATGGTCCGCCGATAAGTATAGCTCCACTCTCAAACTCGATCAATATGATATTCCCTTTGGCGGGGAATACTTTTCCCTCATTCCATGCAGAGTTTATACGCCAGTTAGCTCCATCCCTAAACGCTTCGTGCATAGCGATTACAGGCGCCCCATTATATCCTAATGCTTTCCCTGAGTATTTTGCCGCTGCTTTTTCGATATCTTCTTCCTTCATGTGTTATTTATTTTGAGTTTTTTTTTATTACGATCGCTCGTGTTTCTATAGATGTGCCACTTTCTTTAAATTCTCCATCATTGATTACATATACATTTGCATTCAAATCTTTCAGCCATTGACGGAAATCGATACAAACGGTTTCGCTTGCAAATTCCCAATGGGCGCTTGTTATGGCTGGAAGCGTGCCGCCATTCTCAAGCAAATCAAACATCATGCGTACATGCTTAATGTCTTGGTTTCCACTGAACGGAGGGTTCGCTATAATCTTTGTGTACTTCTTGTTATCGCCTTTCGTGAAATCATCACCAATAATATTGGTATTTTCCATACTGGATAGAAATTGCTTGTTCTCTGGCATCAGCTCATAACAATCTACCATGACAGATGGGCACGATCGATGTATAGCTTTTACCAGAGCGCCACGCCCTGCGCTTGGCTCCAATACGGTGTCCGTCTCTTCAATACCTCCAGCGATCATGACCAGCCAGTCGGAGACATCTTCTGGGGTCTCAAAGAATTGATAGTCCTGTTTGAGATTACATCGCTTACCCTCATGAAGGACTGAGAATACACGAGTCGCGTCAAACGGGAAAGTAAATCCTTGCACTTTCCCGCCGGCCCATGTCCCCCCAGCCTCTTCTATCCATTTCTTTGCCTCCAAATAGGATTTCTTGTTGAATTGGACGGAAGGAAGCTTCAGTACGTTGTCTTCGAGCGTACAGTGTCTTAGTATTTCCTCTACGTTCCATTTGCTTCCATTGTCGGCTTTCTTCGCTTTCCGGTCGGCAAGTTCTTCGCAACCCAATAACCTATTTAGTGACGTCTGTACTTTTACCGATATGTCAGCCATGCGCGACATCCATTGAAGGATGGCTGTCATAAATTCCAAATCAACGTGCCCGGTTTCGTCATATATAGTTTCCTTGTCTATGAGTTCAGGCAAATTGTCCAAGAACATGAAACTACCATGTAACGCTTCTATTAAATTCTTTTTTCTGTTCCTCATAACTCTTTTGTAAATAAATTCGTGTAGTATCTATATTCTCATGTCCCATTAGATCAGCAAGCTGGATAACGTCTTTGTTCTTTTCCAGAAACATTTTCGCGAAGAAATGCCGAAAGGCATGTGCGTGCATCTTTTTCTTATCGATTCCGCATTTCTTTCCCCATGCTTTCAGTTTTTGGTCAAAACCTCTTGTCGAGATACGACCATATTTCCCAATGGCGATGTATCCGTTTTTCCCGGTATCTTTTACATACGCTTTCACTTCTTCTCGCAATTGTTTGCTAAAAAAGAACCGCCTGTATTTATTCCCTTTCCCTTTGAGAGTGACCTCCCCATTAAGTATATCCTCCCATTTAAATTGGAGGAACTCGGATATACGAGCACCTGTAGACGCTAGTATCCTGATGAAATAGTAACCATCCTTGTTCGGTTGCGCTTTCAAGTATTCCAAGAGTCTTTCGTATTCCCCTTTGGTAGGGATGTTATCAGTTTCCAATTTGCGGCTGAATTTAGGCCGCTTCAGCTCAATTGGTTTCTTTACGAATTTCGCGAACCTCTCAAGGGCGGTGATGCGCAACCTGATGGTTTGTGGAGCAAGACCTTCCTCCTCAAGCAAACGGACGAACCGCTTATAGTTGTCAACTGATACCTCATTGGCATACTCGAAATACTTCCTGACAGCAAACACGTACGTGTCTAGAGTATGAGAAGAATAATCTTCCTCTTGTGTGAGATAGTATATGAAATCGTTTATTAGCTTTTTATTCCTCTCACTTATCTTGCTCAGCTTTTCCAGCGGCTTGACTGTTTCCATTCTCTTTTTTCTTGAGGTGTTTTTCCCTATAGTCCACAAGAAGTCGCACAGAGCCTCCTTTGTTAATGGATCGTCAATTACCAGTATTGCGTTTTTCCTCATATACTGTTTATACCCAGTCATGCTCACAGGATATTCGCTGTCAAGGAACCTTTTTACGATCTTTATATATCTCCCTATGTAATCATAGCTCTTGTTTGTAGAAGGAGAGTACAAGTAATCTATATACGATTTAAATGCCTGTTGTTTATCCATTATATGTTTTTATCGTGCCCATCATAGATGAATGCAGTTTTCAACTATGATGAAAGGTTGATGTTTCTATCGCCTTGAATATCTCAAATGCTACTTGTGGAACTATCGCATTTCCGTAGGCTTTTATTGACTCTTGTCTCCATTTTGTGAAAGGAATGGAAAGGTAGTCCACATCAAAGGGTAACCCATCATTTCTTCGACAAACAGGGGGTTGAGTTGGGAAGTCTTTCCATCGTTCTGCTGACAATGCTGGCCAATCATTACTGGTATATTGCATAAGGCATCGTCTCTTCTTTTCCCGTTCTTCCGAACTAATCCTGTCGGTGATACCGATGGTTGATAATCTCTCATTGTCGGAGTCGGCAAAAGCCCTGATACAGCAAGATCGTTCAACTCCATTGTCCAGCCTTGCGATATTTTCCTCCTCGATCTCCCGTCCGTTATTTTTGAGCCATTTTTGTAGCTTCTCGCCGTAGGTGTCGGTAGCAACGAGACATCCATGAACCTTGTCTTTCCGTTTTTGTCGCAAACCTTCAATCCTTGCGTCTGAACGGTCGGAAGCAATGAACCATACCCTGTACCTCTTGTGTGGCGCTCCGACACCGCAAGCTGGAATAAGAATCGGCTGGACGGAATATCCCTCACGCTCAAGATCTCGGCAGACGGTCTCGATAACGTATTCTTGCTCGAGTAGCGTTTCCTTGTCAGACGTTTCAAACAAAGAGGCTTGACTTTCCACCGTAACCTCACTGCCGGGTTGTACCATCGATAGGATTCCAGCAACGTTCTCACCAATGACCCAAGCGGGTCGTATCTCCCGTATTGCCCGAAGCATTTCCGGCCAGAGGTAACGGTCATCTTCCGCTCCCCTTCGCTTTCCCGCCGTTGAAAATGGCTGGCAAGGAAACCCTCCTGTGAGTACGTCAACCTTCCCTCTCCACGGAGTGAAATCAGTTCTTGTAATATCGTCATATTGAATGCTTTTTGGGAAATGAAACCTCAGTACCTTTTGGCACCACTCGTTAATCTCGCAATGGAACAGGTTCTCCCATCCCATCCATTCGGCGGCAAGGTCAAAACCGCCAACCTAAATGCCAGAGAACAGAGATCCGTGAGTTAACCGGCCTCCTTCTCTGGCAAATATTCCTTTCTTATTTTTTTCGTTTAACATTATTCTTTACTCCTTCTTTTGATTTGTCAAATTTTCTATGGCAGCTACAGCACATTCTCCTATATCCATGTTCTACATCAGCGTAATCTCCGGTAACATTGGCCCATTCATATCTTTTAGAAGGGTCTACTGTTCCACACACCTCGCAATGTGTAGTACGGCCTGTACTTTTCCACGACAATTTTCATGTCTCCTACCAACACGATCAAACCGATAGGGGTGTTTCTCAATCTCTCTGTTATTTTCATGTTATCTTCTCCTGCTTTCTCCGTTTAGGATTATCACGTTAAAACTCTTGAACCTGTCCACCAGCCTAGTTCCGAACCGATTCTTGAAATCCGTGACGGATAGGTTGGAAGTGATATGATACTTCTTCTGATGGGACTGGTATATCTCGTACCTCGCGTATAGGAACTCGTCTATTACGCTGTTAAGGCTGGTGCCGTAGCTTTTCTGGTTCTCCGTCTCAAGACCGATATCGTTAAGGCAGATATCGAACGGGTTCCCTTCCATGCTCCCTTTCCCGGCCTCCTCGTTGTACGTGAACCTGTCTATGTGACCATGGATCTTGTAATAGTTCATCATCTGGGTCACGGATAGGTTCACGAAGCGTTTGGGGTTATCCGTCAATTTCAGGTAATCGGCGAATATCTGCATCATGAGCGTTTTGCCCGTTCCCGGATCTCCCACGATAAGGAGGTTCTTGTGCAGCTTATAGTTCTCCTCCGGGAATACGGACTCGGCCAACGGGCAATCGTTGAAATAATACAACAGGAATCTCAAAACCTTGTCATTCCCCCTGTCTGTCTCGAATTGCCGCCTCTCGATCCCTAGGTAATTACAACCTAGCGCCTTTATCATCCGGGCGTGGCTGATGTACTCCGTATCGTCCGAGAGATCGTACCTAGAAACGTTCTGTATAGTCCTTGCGTGCTTCTTCACTAGGTTGAACACCTGTTTTTGCTGGAGCCCCTCTTTTTCCGTAGGCCCCCGCATGGCTTGTATAGCCTCCGAAAGTTTCTTTTCTTGTTCCTCCATTATGTCTTTGATTATAAGCCCTTAGTCCTGTTCCTTGCCACCAATAGGTGAATCGTCTCTTCACGTCATCTATCGTTTTTAGCGTATCGCCTTCCCCGGTGGATACCATCCAAGCGAGGAAGTTATCCAGCTCGCCGGGAATGAGGTCATTGAAAGCGACGCTCAATCCCGATATCTGGCAAGCGTATCTGCGCCATTCCTCGTCCCCCAATAACTCATTCTTGAAATTCTCGAAAAGCGTCTCACGCGTATTAAGACTCTCTCTATTTTTATTTCCTTTTCTTTCCTTTATAGGGTTTGTGTTTACATTAATGTCATTATTGCTTACATTAACCTTATTATTGTCCACATTAACTAGTAGGTAAGGATAATTAGATGAATCTTTTCTTCTTTTTATAGCCTTGAAATATCGCTCCTGAATACCTTTGCTAGTTAGAACACTTACCGTGCTAAACAGAGTCTGTTCAAAGAATCCCCACCTAACCAAGCGTGTTACTATCTGCTCCAGTAATTCTAAGCTAATGCCGGGTAAACCTCTAAGCAGTGACATCTTTAACGCATCATTCCACAATATGAAATACCCATTTCGGTATATCGCACAAAGCAGCTTTATAGCGGTGATCTCACCCTTAATGCCAAATTCACCCGATATTGAGCCTATTTTTTCATCAGAAAAGAAATCAACATCGAAAGGGAAATAGTCTAGCCCTTCTTTATTTGGTCGTGCCATGTTTATTTCTCCATAATTTAAATTCTTCCATTGTCATATTGCTTTTCTGTAAATTACATTTCTCACATAATACTTGAAGATTGTCCAAAACTGTAAAGCCTCCTCTTGATACAGGAATAATATGATCTATGCAGAGTTTTTCAGAACATCCACAAACAGCACAATATCTACCGTCTCTTTCAAATACTTTTCTTTTTATACTGTCATTTAGTTTCATGGCCTCTTCACGAATTGCCTCTCTCATTCTTGAGCTTATTCCATGATTCTCTGCAAAAAGATATATTGCTCTGCCACCGATTGGAATGCGCTTTACTATTGTTCCATCAAGTGCATAAATGATAGCATGCTTAATTTTGAATTTTCGAAGTTTATCGCAAGAAGGCGTCATTTCATTAATTATATCCCCATCTTCAGAATAAAAGGATACTATCCGTTTCCCTTTAATAGTCTTATTTAACATAGATAGCTCCTTGGGGGTAAGCTTGCTTAGTCCTCTTTTCATACAGTTATCTAAATGATTATTATAAAATAGAGAGGATTTATTATCCTCTCCCATATGTTATTTCTCTACCTCCGATACATTCGATCGTGTCGGTTGCCTCAAATCGTGCCGATTGTATTAGATCAAGCCACGCTTCGCACTCCGAGAATGTCCGGGCTGCTTCCCACATTTCATTAGAAAAAAACTTACGAGAGAGCATTATGAAACCCTTATCCATATACTAAAAATCAAAATCTGGGGATTCTCCTCCCTGCAAGGACTTTAGTTTCTGGTCTACAAGGTGGTTTACATCCCATATGTTTACAGGTTGTATTTGCAGGTTCTCCGCCATTTGCCTTGCCACTTCCTCGGAGACAGGATTTATAGCGTATATGGCCCCCGATGAGAGAAAGCGGGTGAAACCGGGCTGGTTACTCGTATCCGGAACGTCTACCCGAAGCATATTGGTACCGGCCACGTTCTGTTCCGTACATCTTCCCGCTATCCTTGAATGGCCGAATAACTCGACCACGCACCATAAATCAAATTTCTCTTGTTCCATATTATTTTCTCTTTTTAAAAGTGTTACAAAATCTCGTGGAGTTAGCTACCCGTCCAGCGTCATGTATGATGCACCAAACGCATAGCCCCTTGTGAGGATGTCCGTTGGCGCAATCGCCACATTTCACCTTTTCTTGCTCGTCTTTCTTCTTCGCCATATCACCAAGTCTTTATTTTTATTGGTAGATCGGCGTACCACCAAGCCAGAATCGTAGCGTCACGTTGGTCTTGGTTCGTTCTCTTAGGCAAGGGACCGACTATGTAGGAGAGTTCCTCATGGGTTATCTTGCCCTCGTCCCCTTTCCAATGCTTGGTCAAAGGCTTTACCTCTTCGCAGGGAATACCTATGTGCTCGCACATCTGGAGAAGCAATATCCCGGTTTGCTGGTTACGACCTACATACTTGGCTATCCTCTCGCCGGATTTACCCCTAGCCTTATGGAAGTTGCTTTTTTCGTTAAGCCATCCGGCCTCGACAATGACCACTATGTCTACCCCCTTGTACCTCTCTCTCGCTTCCTTGATAAAATCAACTAAGACAGGGAAGGGGAGGCTCTTTAGAATTAGCTGTCTCGTTGAAGGAGACAGTACGCATACGCCGGATTTATCTATGTCCGGGTCAACGGCTATCACTAATTCGTATCTTTTCTTTCCCATGGATTCCTCCTTTCTTTATCGTTTATTAGTAAGAATATGGCCAAGATCACTGCTATAAGTCCGAGTATTGCGGTGATAAGGTACATGGCCATTGTCAAGTGATCTAAATTCTGTATTGTTTCCATAATTAGATGTTTGTTATTCGTGGACGGTGCCGGGATCGAACCGGCCTCTTTACGTCATGCGCACTCCGTAACGTTTCATCCCGGAATACTTACCGCCCGAAATCCCCGCATATCCTCACGGACGGCGGGGATAAAAACTAAATCTAATACCATGAAAAACACACTCTAATATTAATTATCTGTTTTGCCCTTTGGTACGCTATCAGCGTCAAACGGGAAGATGTCCATAATAAGGGTCTCGCTTACCATTGCCAAGGTATAATCCGCCAAGGTCCCTTTCATATTCTCCTCGAAGCATGAGATCGCTTCCTTTAGGCCGCTCGCCTGTACTATGAATCTGGCCGCTGTTTTCTTCTCTATGCCGCTCTTCTCATCAAGCGTGATAAAATAGATCTTAATCTCATAAAATCTATCACCGTTATCGTTAAAGAATAGTTCCGCTATCTTTTTACGTGTTATGTCGGCGATAGTGAACTCTCCGGTAATGTACGGCCTTAATTCCTCTATCGTGCGTGCTTCAGCCTCCGTATAGGAGAGGGCATCCACTAAATAGGGTTCGACCACTCGTTTTTGCATGCCGTTCTCCAGCATCTTCTCATATGCGACCTTGCTAATAAACCAGTTTCTCATATATACTTTAATAATTAATGTTATACTTCTTTCTTTCGTATTGTGGGACATACCCTTTGCAAGGAGTATTCCCGTCAAGTAAGGCCGATTCCGGCCTCACAGTTTCCCCTTCTTTTTTAGACGGGTCTGTCCAATGCCTCTGCCGTTGATGGCAAAGGCAATGTCTTTTAGAACATGCCTCATTGAGGCATAATTATCAGTTCTTTCATCTTGGATTATTTTCTCGAGTTTCTTTAGATCCTTTTTGGCCAATCTTACGGTATCGGCTATCCTTGGTCTTCCCTTGGAATCCACGTGTTCTAGGATAACCGATAGATGGCGGGACAGTGTTTTAATGAAAGACTCGGATAGCTGGTACCTTTTAGCCATGGCCGTTATTTTTTATAAAAACCTTGGAACCTCACGATACCTAGATACTCGGGAGATTTCATTAGTCCGTCCCCCATGCCGCCCAACGTCTCGGCTCCCGGCTCGTCAAGGACAACCTTGGAGTCAATCTCCTTAGGTACACGGAAGCATATCTGTACGGGGAAATTCACCTTAGCGTCTCCCGTGATCACGTTAACCGACGCTCTTTGCGTAGCCGCCATGATCCGGAACCCAAGCGATCGTCCCTTTTGTAGCAACATCTTCAGATTCTCCTCCAATGACTTTTCACGACCGACCGTGCGTAGTTCCATTTTAGGCTCGAGGAATCCGAAGGCGTTCTTTCGCTGGCCAACCTCGACCATTTCCTTTATGTCAAGTTCTGTTCCCGAACGGGAGGACGCTACCGCGTCGGCGAACTCATCGAACACCACCAGCGTTTTCCATGATGCCCTCGATTTAGCCCTTTCTTGCATATCCTGTACGAGCTCTTTCATCTTGGCCTCTATTTCTTCTATATCATTATAGACCTTTATGTATTTCTCGGAGGAATAATTACAGAACTCGTATTTCGGATCGAAAATTACGATGTCCCGGATACCGGCTAAGCGGGCGTATTCTATCGTGGATATGATACACACGGATTTACCGCTACCGGTAGCTCCACAAATCAAGGCGTGAGGCGTGGAGTTGTTATCGAGATCCCACACCACGAGCCTACCGAAGTTATCCGTTCCTATGGGAATCCTCATGCCGTCGATATACTTCTTGTCCCAATACAAGGACTTGGTTCTTTTCTTCGGTGATTCTATGGAGAGGTAGGATTTTTCCTCATACACCATAAGCTCGTTACCCATCCTTATGGATGGCACGTCCAGCGCGTTCGCTATGTCTAGCTTGTATTTCATCACTGTCGTGATCTTTGTCCCAGCGGATACCTCTAGCAGATACGTGTCTGACGAGTACCCGTTAATCTCCTTGGCCACGTTCACGATCACCCCGAATGTCCGTAGGATATGCTCTATTTTCTCGCTGTTTGTCATATTACTATTGGATAAATCATATTGAATGAATGAGGAAGCGTTCCTCTTGAACTCGGATATTACCTTGGGGTTTACCGATCCAAGGGAAGCGTCCCGTATTTTTTTCTGTCTCTTCGATATCAATTCCTTCTTTGACTCGGGCACGTTGAAATCATCGACCTCCGCTATCAGCGTCTTGGCCCAGAAATTATAAAGCTCGGCCCTGTCCACGAAGTTGTCGCTATCGTTGATCATGTACACGTAATCCGGATCGGACACGGCCTCTATCATCCTTTTTAGCGGCTCGTACAATATGGCCTCGTAAAGCTTCCTCGTGTCGTTATCGAGATTGATCACGAATTTCTTCAACTGGGAGGAGCCGTCCTTGTTTTTCGAGATCTTGTTCTCCACGAACCATACCTCGTCAACATTCTCCCCGAAGCGGGACTCATAGCACTTAACGTAGGTCATCGCCTGTTTCCCGCAGGTAAACGTTAGTTCCTCGTCATCGGTGAACTTGGCCCTTGACTTATGGTCTATGATGACCGTCCGACCGCTCTCCGTCCTTATCGCCAAGTCTAGCCTAGCGTGGCAGGGCAGGGGGATGTCCACCCCGTTTACCGTTACCCATTCCTCGCATCTTAATTCCACGGCGATTATCTCCTTGATACCGGAAAGATATATATCCTTTTCCCCGTAGAAGTTATTGATAAGCCTCGTGGCGTTCTTGGTGGCCTCGATCTTGCATTCCTCTACGGTAGGTGTCGTTTTCTGTATTTTCCAATCATTCGGGTGTACCTCCTCTATGTATGAGAACGCTACCCTCTCCATTTCCGTGATCGGTATTATCTGCCCCTTGCGCTGTAGCTCCATGAAGAAATACTCCAAGGCCGAATGATAGGCGTTACCCGCCACCGTGCTGGAGGATGATCTGGATCTTTCCCGGTAAATCTCCCGTTTCTCGAACTCCTTCTCGTTCCGGGAGAAAGAGGCTACCTTGCTGTAACTCCAAGAGTCGATAAGGTAGTTTGATAAATGCTCCTCCAGCTCGGCGTTGGTATAGGATGAGTACTTGTTCATGGCATGTCCTCTTTGTTTTTGCCCTTAGACTGTCTCATCGCCTCCTTTTTTTGATCGACATCTTTCTTTGTCTCACGAATTGGAAGGATTAGATCGTTTACCGTGGTATCCCCGTCCTTTAACGCTTGTATGATCCCGATCAGCATGGCGATCTCGTCGGGGCCTATCTGATTGCTGGTCTGTTTGCCGCATAGCTTAATGACCTCCTCTTCCGTTATGGCGTATTCGTTCTTGAACTTGTTGATGATATTAGTTCTCGTTTTTAATATCTTGTCAGCGTCGGATAGATCCCCCGTGATGAATTTTTGGGCGGCTTGATAGACCCTGTCCACTATGGCCTTGGGGATAACGGCGAATACGGAATTGCGATAAGCTATGGAGTTGGCGGCGTTTCCCGTTACGGTAATCATGTCGTCTGAGTAACGTTTCCCCTTGCTATCCACTATGCTCCTGCGAACCTCGAACGCGGACGCTACGTTTGTCTCCAGATCCCAGCATGTACCCCTGCTGATGATCTGCTTGTCCGTTATCTGGATAACCTTGGCCTCAGTCCTGATATTACCCCAATTGGATACGATTATCTTGGCGAGGTGTACGGATGGCCCAGTAATAGGTTTCCCTCCTCTTGGCAAGGCATAACTGCATGACCTTGCCGTGTCTTGATTCATCGTGGCCATTACCACGGAATTATCAATACTCCTTCTGATATCCCTAGGATATCTTTTCGCGGTCGCAACTTGTGAGTCCACGTTTGCTCTCTCAACCGCATCTACCTGTAAAATTTGTACTTCATGGCTTTCTACTGGAAGTACCTCGTAACTGCTTGATTCCATGATTATTTATTTTGAATGATTTTCTTTACCAATATAAAGTGCTGGTTTCCCAATCTCGTTGATACCGATCGTCCTCGGATTCTGTTTCTTCCTCCCCGTCGTACTCCGGTTCGCCGTCGGGGTCTTTGATGTAGATGTCTCTCATATATCTTGATTTGTAGGCCTCCGGGAGTCGAACCCGGCCATCCCCATGTTAGGGGCGCTCTACCGATAAGCTAAGGCCTTGAATTTATTCGATCTCGATAATCTCGAATTTTCCTTTCTTTATATATATCTTATGATTGTAGTAGTCTTTGACTATTCCATGATCGGAAACTGTATTTATGTTTCCAGTGCAATCCTCGACATATGAGTTATTGCAAGCCTCGACCGTGGCAGAGCCGTAAGCCTCGACCGTGGCAGAGCCGTAAGCCTCGACCGTGGCAGAGCCGTAAGCCTCGACCGTGGCAGAGTCGTAAGCCTTGACCGTGGCAGAGCCGTAAGCCTTGACCGTGGCAGAGCCGTAAGCCTCGACCGTGGCAGAGCCGCAAGCCTTGACCGTGGCAGAGCCG